GCTACCCTGACTAATGCTGGCACTCAAGCGGCGCTAGTTATCGACGGCGTGACGGTTAGCGTCGCTGACCGCGTCCTTGTTTATGAGCAGACCGATGAGACCCAGAACGGCATCTATGTCGTAACAAGCGTAGGTTCTGGCTCAACAAACTGGGTGCTGACACGCTCCAGTGACGCGGACACTTTTGTCAACGCCAGCCCAGACGGTCTGAGCGAAGGTTCGACCGTGTTTGTTCAGCAGGGCACGACTGGCGCAGGCGAGACCTACACCTGCAATACGCAGGGTACGATTACGTTTGGCACGACAAACATCACGTTTGCGCAGATATCGTCGGCGCAGATTTATTCGGCGGGCACCGGTCTTACACTGACTGGCACGGTCTTCAGCCTAACCGCCCCTGTAGCTGTTGCCCTTGGCGGCACAGGAGCCACTGACGCGGCTACGGCGCTGTCTAACCTTGGTGCATACCCTGCGAGTAACCCTTCGGGCTATACGTCTAATGCAGGCACGGTAACCACTGTTGGCGGCACTGGCACGGTTAATGGTATCACACTAACAGGTAGCGTGACCTCGTCTGGCAACTTGACGCTGGGCGGCACACTTTCGAATGTTGACCTTTCTTCGCAGATTACAGGTACACTTGGCGCTGCTAATGGTGGTACAGGAGTAACTTCACCCGGCGCTTCGGGTAACGTCCTGACCAGCGATGGCACGGTGTGGTCATCGCAACCTCCATCAGCCGGTGGCATAACGTACACTACGGTCAAAACATCTAACTATACCGCCGCTGACAGTGAGGGCGTACAGACTGATACCAGCGGCGGAGCCTTCACGGTTACGCTTCCAGCTACCCCAGCTGTCGGTGATCAGGTTATCGTTGTTGATACCGCTAGTTCATGGGCCACAAATAACCTCACGGTTGGCCGCAATGGTTCGACCATTGAAGGTTTGTCTGAAGACCTTGTCTGCAATATCTCTAACGTCAGTGTCCAGCTTGTCTATAGCGGTACGACTTGGAACGTGTTTGCACAGGCGGGTGGTGCAGGCGCGAGTGTAATAGATATTAACAGCCAGACTAGTGGCACACTAAGTGTTTCACGTGGTGGCACGGGCGCGACTACGCTCACGGGTGTTGTTAAAGGTAATGGCACCTCGGCTTTCACTACTGGAACCGTTAGCCTTACATCTGAAGTCTCCGATACACTACCTATCGCCAACGGCGGTACGGGCGCAACCACAGCAGGAGCGGCCTTAACAGCCCTTGGCGCTGCCGCGTCAGGTGCAAATACGGACATAACCGCACTCGACCAAGACGTAACAATTACTGCGACTGGCACTATTGCTGCCAACACCATAGGTTATCGCGGCCTGCCGCAGAACAGCCAGACGGCGTCGTACACACTGGCACTGGCCGATCAGGGCAAGCACATCAGCATCACGACAGGCGGCGTGGTTATCCCGGCAAACGGCTCGGTTGCGTTCCCTATCGGAACAACTATTGTGATATTCAACAATAGCGGGTCTAACCAGACAATCTCGATTACATCTGACACATTGCGCCTAGCGGGCGCAGCCAGTACAGGTTCACGTACACTAGCTCAATATGGCCTTGCTACATGTGTTAAGGTTGCGGCGACAACTTGGGTGGCCTCCGGTAACGTGACATGACTGGAGTATTATGCGCCTTAGCAGGGGGTAAAGGCGGAGCGGCTGTCATTACGTCTCTTGCCCAGTTTTCGGCTGAAACAGTTGTAGGACAATCGTATTTCTTAAAAAGCCCCAACGCTCCAACGGCGGTTCAATTTACCGTGACAAATGGGTACAATGGGCGCAAAGGGATATATCTTGGAAATGCCTTTATAAACGGCACGTCATGGCCGGGAGATAGCGGAACGGATGTTGCCTATTCGGCTTTAGGTGGCACTACCTATAGCAATCTACAGGCTGTTTCAGAAGTGTTTATTGGGGGTCAGTTGTCAACGACTCCTATATCTGGGTCTAGCGAAGCCAATTATGATTACTATGCCATATCTTTAGAGTTCGGGTGTGTTAGCGGTGCATCAGTATATACATCAGGGTCTTTTTATGGCACTCTTGTAGGTAGCGTATATAGCCATGTTACGAGCAACTTATACTCAAGTTTTGCTGCTTCTATAACTACAGATAGTAGTGTTTATGCCGGTAGTGGTATTGATAGCCAAGGTATCGACCTGTGGCTTACGGTATAGGTTTGTAGAGGAACTTTTGTGATGACTATTACTAACGAAGGCACATAATCATGGCTACTCTTTCAAGCATCCTTCCTCCGGTAAGTGTATCCACGGCGTCAGGCACACTGCCTGCGGGTAATGGTGGTACAGGCTTAACTTCACCCGGTACTGCCGGTAACGTCCTGACCAGCGACGGCACGGCGTGGGCATCCAGCGCACTTCCAGCAAGCGTAGTGGCGTACCCGCAGAACGTCCAAAGTGGCAACTACACGTTGGTTCTCGGCGATGCTGGCAAGCAAATATACTCGGCCAATACCGGCGCGCAGGCCATCACAATCCCGACCAATGCGTCAGTTGCGTTCCCGATTGGGACAGTGATCACGGTTGTAAACGCTGGAACTAACGCCATTTTGCTCGGTAATACGGGTATTAACCTCTACCGTAACGGCAATACTACCCCCCTTGAGTTTAGCAGCATCCCCCAACGTGGCTCCGTTCAACTTCTAAAAACAGGCACAGATAATTGGGACACTATAGCTGGAAATCTACCAGCCGTTACGGTCTCCTACGCTGTGGTAGCTGGGGGCGGTGGGCAAGGTAGTCGCGGAGGCGGCGGAGGCGGCGGCGTGTTGTTTAGTGGGATAGATTTCTTACGCGGGACATTCACAGTCACGGTAGGAGCCGGTGGCGCGAGTGGCGTTGCTGGGAGCAACAGTGTTTTCAGGTCAAATACCGCGCTGGCGGGGACTGCTGGCAGCTTTAATGGTGGCAACTCCGGTGGCGCAGACCGCACACAAGGAGGTATCGGCGGAGACGGCGGGGTTGACAATATTTATTACACATACAATACCGGCGGCGGCGGCGGCGGGGCGTTGCCAGCTAACGGCACTAATGGTTTTGACACCGGTGGGGGCGGTGGCTCTGGCGCGATGATACCCGGTAGTGGCGCAGCGGGTCGCGCCACATCCATAAGTGGAACATCCATAACATATGGCGGCGGTGGCGGCGGTGCCTCGTATAACTACCAAGGTGGCGCTGGCGCTGGCGGTGGCGGTGCCGGAGGCACGTATTCTATTGCCGCAGGTTCAGGAACTGCGAATACGGGCGGGGGAGCGGGTGGTGTTTACGTTTCTGGCACCGGAGCAGGTGGTTCTGGCAGGGTGGTTTTAGCGTGCCGTATCCCCGCAACATCAACCACAGGTTCCCCTGTAATTACAACAGCAGGGGATTTGACTGTCTATACCTTCAACTCATCCGGCTCGATTACATTCTAAGGACAACACATGGCACATTTTGCAAGAGTTATTGACGGCATTGTCACCGAAGTTCTGGTCATCGAGCAGGACGTTATCGACACGGGCCTATTTGGAGACCCTGCGCTTTGGGTGCAGACATCATACAACACGCACGGTGGGCAACATCCCGAAGGCCGTCCGCTGCGTAAAAACTACGCTGGCATCGGTTATACCTACGACGCGGGCCGTGATGCGTTTATTCCGCCGCAGCCATTCCCATCATGGACGCTGAACGAAAACACCTGCCTCTGGGACGCACCAACAGCACAACCGGATGACGGCAAGCTGTATCACTGGGATGAAGCCACGCTGGCATGGGTAGAGGTTACCCCACCAACTGGAGAAGTGTAATGTTTCGGCGTGCTCTCGTTACCCTTTGTGCGGTAATTTCCAGCACTTCTATGGTGCTCGCTCAGAGCGCGCCGATATCATACGTCTACGACACGACAACCAACAGCACGTCGAACAATACCAATACCAATACGTCCACTAGTACGAACACGAACAACAACACGTCCACTAGCACGAACACCAACACGAACGTGAACCAGAACATCAATTCTGGGACGATGACGAACATCAATCAGAACACAACCTCCAGCACCAACGTGAACCAGAATATCAACTCTGGGACCATGACCAACATTAATCAGAACACGTCGGCCAGCACCTCTGATAACACCAATCGGAACATTAATACCGACACAAGCAACAGCACGATCAACCAGAGCGTGAACAGTACGTCCGACAATACAAACCGGAATATAAACAACGACACAAGCACGATCAGTCAGACGAGCAACAACGTCAACCAGAACAACAACGTCAACGTGAATGACAGCAAGTCCACCAGCTACAGTGAAAACGTATCGCGGCAGGTAATTGACCAGAACATTAAGTCGCCGCCTCCCAGTGCCATTGCACCGTCGATGATGTCCTACAGCCAAGACCTTTGCACCACCGGCCAGTCTGGCGCGGTGCAGACCCAAATCATTGGCCTGTCAGCAGGGCGCACTGTGCGTGACCAAAACTGTGAACGCATGAAGCTGTCCAAGACCCTATACGATATGGGCATGCGCGTCGCCGCCGTCAGCCTCCTATGTCAAGACTTCCGCGTCTTTAGGGCAATGGAGATGGCCGGAACACCGTGCCCATTCTTGGGATTGATTGGTGAGGAAGCCCGCGCCGCGTGGACAGAGAACGTCGAGCTTCGCCCTGTTGAGAAATAAGACATACGCTTTGCAGGTTATTCTGCTGGCTTGCGCAACACCCGTTTTCGCGCAGACCTATGAGCCTGCCTTAATCCCACCGCAGATCAATGGCGCTCCAACGACAATGACGCCGCTCAATCTGGGTGACGATAACACGCAAAACGTGGCTCTTGGTTTTGAGTTTGAATATTGGGGCCAGACATTCACCGACGCTTGGGTGTCGAGCAATGGCTTTGTGTCGTTCCAGAGCGGCAATCATCTATGCTGCAATGGTCAGCCTATCGAACTGGCGCAGCGCAACACGATTTACGCCTACTGGTCTGACCTTATCAGCTTCACTGGCAACCCCTTTTATCGCCGCGACGATGGCTCAATCCTCTTTGGCTGGTACGGCGTCCAAGAATACGGCACAAACAACAGCAGCACCTTCGAGATTGGCCTCTTTGCCGACGGCAAGATACAACTCAATTACGGTAATTTGGGTTTTAATGGGGGCCACACCTTCACCGCAGGCATTACTGGCCCAACTGCGGACGATAACATCTCGCTTTTCTACGGACGCAACGCGCAGTTCCTCCAGAACCAGTCCGGCATCCTGTCGTGGATCGCGCCAGCCACTACTGTTGACTGCAACGTGACGCCTATGGACCCAAGCTGCCCACCGGCCAGTGTCGATGTCATCCCAGACCCTGTTGCTGCCATTGCCGAGGCCGTTGAACAAAGCGCGGAGCTTGAGCCTGAAGTGATGGAGCAGGTGCAAGAGGCCGCTGAGATTGCGCTGGAGCGGGCTGAGGAGGTCGCGGAGGCCGTTGAGGTCGTAGAACTCGTAGGAGAGCCTGAAGCTGCTATAGAAGAAGTCGAGGACGCCGTAGAGGTCAGTGTGGCTGAGGCCGATGAGGCTGAGCGGTTGGACCCTGATGAAGTCGCTGCGCTGGCCGCAGTAGGCGTAGACTTCGAAGACAACGTGCAGCAGCAAGATAGCTTTATGCAGGAGACGCAACAGGCGCAGAGCGGCGCGCAACAGCAAACCGGCACCATGCAAGAGGCGCAGGATGCATCGGCGTCGAGCACGTTCACAGTACAGGTGCGCTTCGACACCACATTCGGCGGTGCGCTTGGGCAGGTATCTACTATGTCTGTGGCGCAGAGCGCGTCACCCTTGGACATGGCAATCTCAGCGGGTAGTCCGTTATCTATGTCTAACACGGCTGAAGTTCTGGGTCTTGGCTCATCTCAACCCACAACCTCTGGTGGAAATCAGCCACAGTCCGACAGCGGAATATCTGAGGGCGAGAGCGACACAATCGCGGCGATGGGTGCCGTTCCGGGCTTCGCCGCGTATACGCAGGCGTCGTTGCAAGATAGGGCTGACTTTTACGCAATTCGTGATATATACCGTAGGCGCAGGCTGCAAGACGCAAACTTTGAGTTGTATCGACTGATGCAGACAAACGATGCCCGATGGCAGGAGATGGTAGATGAGCAGTACAGATGAAGAACCCAAGGTCGCCTTCGACGAGAGCGGCTTTAGCTTCAACATCGGTGGTTTAAGCAGCGGCAAGATCGCAATCATTTTCGCCGCGTTCTCGACGGTTATCGGCGGCCTGTGGGCTGGCTTTCAAGTGTACCAGCAGTTCTTGACCATGAAGGAAGTGACGGCGGCCTATGTGCCGCCAGACCTATCTGGTATCGAAGGCCGCATTTCGGTTCTGGATGAGCGCGTCACAAGCGTTGAGCGCCTGACCAAGATTAACAGCGAAGCCCTGAATTATATGACGGGCAGCATTTCCAGCAGTGTCAGCGGGACGCGCCAGACGGTCGATGCGGTGTCGAGCAGCGTCCGGAACAGCGACGCGCAGAACATGGCCATGCAGCGCGCTGTTATAGAGCAATTGCGTCAGCAAGACCAAGAGCAGCAGCGTCGCATCAAGCAGCTTGAGGCTGAAACGAAGGAACGTATCCAAAAGACGCTAGAAAATCCTCTGGCAGAAAGGAATAATGATGGAAGATAAACTAATGGACGCTCGCATCAGGGCGCTTCTCATGGCTGCTCGCACGATGGCGTTTGTTATCGTTGCTATTACCGTCGCTATGATTGCTGGCCTGTTCGTGTCGAACGAAATCATCGACAACAAGGACGTATTCGGCCTCCTTAGCTACGTCATGACTTCGGTTGTCGGCGCTGTGGCTGGCTCCTACGCCACCCTGATGGGCATGAAGGGCGAGTTGGTTCCACCACCACCAGAGGACCGCAACGACCCTGAGCCTGAGCCGCTACCACCAGCGCACGAATCACCACTTGAACTGACTGACGTTGTCTCTCATCCGGCAACATCAAATTCCGTTGTCGATCAAATTGAGCCAGAAGTGAGCGTCAACGATGACGATGATGACGACATGGAGCCTTGGGAGAAGTATCGCGGCGACCTGCGGTATGACATCAACGGAGACGGCGTGGTCGATGCGAACGATTTCCCTGATTGGCGGAGTGCTGGCAAATGAGCTTAATGAACCTTCAAAGTAAATGTGGATGCCATCCAGATGGCGCGTTCGGGCCGGGAACATTGAAATCCGCCTGCGACCACTTTAAGCTAAACAAGAACCGCGCTGCGCACTTCTTCGCCCAGACGGCACACGAAAGCGGCAACTTCAAGGCGTTCAGCGAAAACCTGAACTACGGCGCGAAGGGCTTGCGCAGCATCTTTGGGAAGTACTTTCCGACCGATGCGCTGGCCAAGGCTTACGAGCGTCAGCCACAGAAGATCGCCAACCGCGTATATGCAAACCGCATGGGTAATGGTGACGAAGCGTCAGGCGAAGGGTGGCTGTACCGGGGTCGAGGCCCCTTACAACTCACCGGGAAGAACAACTACCGCGCATTCGGTAGGTACATTGGCCGCGAACAAGAGATTTTGGACAATCCAGACCTTGTGGCTACCGAACTGGGCTTTGAAAGCGCCTTGTGGTTCTTTGATGCAAACAAGCTGTGGAGCATCTGCGACCAAGGTATTAACGACGCTGCAATCCTTGCGCTGACAAAGCGTATTAATGGTGGTACACACGGCCTCGAAGACCGTAAAGCTAAGACCAAGAAGTATGCTGCTTGGTTATAAGGAGAACGACGATGGACTTTAAGAGCACATTGAAGAAGGAAGCTGAAAAGGCGCTTCTAAGGAAAGCCGCAGGTAAGATACTTCCTATGGACGGCGAAGCGAAACCTGCCTTTGGCTGGAAAGTTAAGCTGGCTGGTATCCTTGCCACCATCGCTACTGTAGCTGCCGCTGCTTCACAATATCTCGGGGGCTAAACCCTAATAACGCTAACCTAGCCGGAAGGAGGGGGCTTACATATGTTTGGTTTTACCTCCTTCGCAGGCGCTCCCTTTGCTGATATCGGGGGTGCACTTAACAACAATGTTAACGTAGCTGGCGTCTCAGCTACTGGGTCTGTCGGTACTGTTACATTCTCCCTTGGTATAGGGGTTACCCTTACAGGCGTTTCGGCCACCGGCTCCGTAGATACAGTTGCCGTAACTGGTACAGCTAGCACCACCCCCACAGGCGTTTTGGCCACCGGTTTCGTAGATGTGGCTACAGTAGCGGGTGAAGCCTTCACAACGCTCACGAGTGTTTCGGCCACTGGCTCTATCGGCACTACCACCGTTAAGATCAACCAGAACGCAACACCCACAGGTGTATTCGCCACTGGATTTATTGGCACTACTAGTTTAAAGCTTGGAGTTACGGTATATCCAACAGGAGTTTCGGCTGCTGGGATTATAACTAGCGCACTTGTCTGGGGTCAGATTAATGATAACCAAACACCTAATTGGGTACCTGTTGATGATAGCCAGACGGGAGCATGGGTGCAAGTCAATGACGGAAACACAGTAATCTGGACTCAGATACCGACGTAAGGAACGAAGATGCCAAGTACCTACAGCCCCCTTAAAATCCAACTCATGGCAACGGGTGAAAACAACACCTCATGGGGTGACGTCACCAACACTAACCTGGGTACTGCACTAGAAGAAGCCATTGTCGGTTCTGCTGATGTCACCTTCTCCAGTGCCAACGTCACGCTGACGCTTAGCAATACCAACGCATCCCAGACGGCACGTAACTTACGGTTACGCTGCACAGGCACTACTGGAGGTTCAACTCGCAATCTCGTAGTCCCTTCGATTGAAAAGCCGTACATCGTCCAGAATGATTGTGCAGATGCTATTGTAGTTAAGACTGCGGCTGGTACCGGTATCACCGTACCTGCAGGTTCTACAGCTTGGGTATACAGCGATGGTGTTAATGTCGTTAGTGCTCTCTCATACACGCCGCTCCTAACCGCTGTAAACGTTGCTGCGGTTAATGGCGTAATTGGCGAGCTTACTACAGTAAACCTTACGTCTACAAACCTCAACGCTACAACTGCGGTACTTACAAACCTGACGTCTACGAACGCCACAACCACAAACTTAACTGCTACGACAGTGCTAGACGCAGGTACCATAGGTGCAGCGGCTCCCGGCTTCCGTGGTCTGCCGCAGAACAGCCAAACAGCTACCTACACGCTGGCGCTAACCGATGCAGGCAAGCACATCTCAATCACAACTGGCGGTGTTGTTATTCCAGCTAACGGTTCGGTTGCGTTTCCTGTGGGTACAGCGGTCGTCATATTCAACAATAGCAGCAGCAGCCAAACCATATCCATCACGACGGACACTATGTATTTTGCGGGTACTGCGAACACAGGCACCCGTACACTGGCACAACGTGGCCTAGCGACATGCGTTAAAGTTGCTTCTACTGCATGGGTAATCAGCGGCACAGGTGTCAGCTAATGACTGGGATTATGTGCTCACTAACTGGCGGGGGTGTAGTATACGCGGGTTCCGCGACAATGACCGTTGGGTATCAGACGTTTGATTTTACATCGGATGGAACAAGGTATGTTGGTTACCGTGCGGGGTATTACCCCCTAACGGGTATGGGTGCTATGTCCAACACCGTTTTTGGTGGTACGGTTGATATAACTGACCTGTATTACACTAATTTTGATGTCTACTACAGCGGTGTTTATTCGCAGACCGTAAGGGCACTCCTACTAAATACAGACGAGAATATACCCAACGAAGGTTGGACTAGCTTGGTAGCAAATGGGACAACATTCACACGCGCTAGCGCCAGTTACAGCGTTGGTGATTGGACTTGGGTTAACGTCCTTACCAACCCGCTAGGCACAAGCGGCACCGTTCCGATAACGTGGGGTTAGGCATATGGTCTTAACAATCTTCTACCCAGCAAACGAAACTGAATGGTACGCCAAGGGCACGTTTGAAGGTGGCGTCTATTTTGAGGTACCTGCTGTGTTTAACCCTGATGGCACTTGCGATACTGCGGCTACAGATGCCGTGGTGCAGCAGTTTGCTATTGTACTGAGTATGAAAAGCTAATGCCATTCATCAAGCTCCAGTTTAAGCCCGGTGTGAACCGCGACCAGACCAACTACTCGAACGAGGGTGGCTGGTTTGAGTGCGACAAAATCAGGTTCCGCTCTGGCTATCCTGAGAAGCTTGGTGGCTGGCAGCGTTCTGCGCCTAGTGACTTCGTCGGCTACTGCCGTCAGATGTTGAACTGGATCACGACTTACTCCGACGACATGCTCGCTATGGGCACCAACGTCAAAGTCTACATCGAAATTGCTGGTAACTTCTACGACATCACACCGCTACGTGATACTGACCCAGTGCTTTCTACCCCCGATACTGATAACTGCATAAACACGACTGATACTTCAACTACGATTACTGTAGACCTTGGAGCCACTGCGCATGGTGCGCAGACTGGCGACTATGTAGTTATTGCAGGCGTTACCGGTTCAGGCAGTCCATCCGCCATTGGTGGTATCCCCATTACGGAGATTAACGGCACCTATGAGGTAACCCGTGTAGACAACTTTATCTTTACCTACACAGTTAGCACGGCTGCTACATCAACTGTTTCTGCCGCAGGTGGCACTGCCATAGACCTATCTTTCCAGATTAGCCCCGGAAACCCTATAACAGTTGGCGGCTACGGGTGGAATGTCGGTACATGGGGTCGCGGTGATTGGGGTACAGGGACCATTACTCCTGTGTTCTTGCCTCAGCGCGACTGGTGGTTTGATAACTTCGACAACGACCTTGTGATGAATATCCGTAACGGTGAAGGCTACTGGTGGGTGCGCGGCACGCTGGAAGACCCCGGCCCCGCTTTGTCTACACCAGCTATACGCCTTGCGGATTACGCCGATGGTGAAGGGTTTGACCCTGACGCTGTTCCAGCACAGATTATGCAGTTGCTGGTATCGCAGCAAGACCGCCACTTAATTGCCTTTGGCGCAGTGCCATTTGGGTCTACAGATATTGCCGATTTTGATCCGCTGCTTATCCGCTGGGCCGACCAAGATACTCCGGGCGATTGGACACCTACACAGACCAACACCGCTGGCGACCTACGCATTTCTCGTGGTTCGCGTATCGTACGGGCACTGCCTACTCGTCAGGAAATCTTGGTCTGGACTGACACGCACCTTTTCACCCTGCAGTTTCTCGGCACCACAGATGTGTTCGGGCTTCAGGAGTATGCGGATAACATATCAGTTATGTCGCCTCGCGCCATGGCATCCGCTGCCAACATTACGTACTGGATGGGGCAAGACAAGTTCTATGCCTACACAGGCCGCGTCGAGACACTGCCATGCTCCTTGCGTAACCACGTGTTCAGCAACTTCAACATCAACCAAGCAGACCAAGTGGTGTGCGGTACTAACGAGCGTTGGAACGAGATATGGTGGTTCTACCCATCCGCGCAGAGCGACTATAACGACGCCTATGTTGTCTATAACCATCTTGAGCGCATTTGGTATTACGGCACTATAGACCGAACTGCATGGCTCGACACCGCGCTGCGGAACTACCCGCAAGCTACTAACACTCCGGGCGGCACAAACGCAGGTGCCCTATACATCCATGAGTTTGGCGTTAACGACGACGCACTGCCTATGGAGAGCTATATCCAATCGTCGGACTTCGATCTCGAGGACGGCGACCAGTTCATGCTAACTCGGCGTATACTGCCCGATATTAACTTTAATGGTTCGGTAGCTGATAACCCAGAAGTCACACTGCAAATCCGCCCACGGAACTTTCCGGGGTCTAGCTTCTCTGGTGACGCTGCCGACACACAACGCGTTATAGAAACGTCGGTAAACCAGTACACAGACCAGATATTTGTCCGTGCCCGTGCACGTCAGATGGCGCTTAAAATCCAGTCGGATACTCTCGGTGTTAACTGGCAGCTTGGCGCACCGCGCTTGGACGCTCGCCCAGATGGTAAACGCTAATGGCACTTGATAAGTTCCGCGCTGCTCCTCTGCCTAACGCGCCGTCACAGTATGACCCGCAGTATATGCGGCAGGTTATCCGCGTTATAGAAAACTACTTCTCGCAGTTGGACTCGCGTACAGGCAATAACGCTGAGACGTACACCGCTGACTATTTTTATGGGAGTGGTATCCATATAACACTTCCTTATGGGCAGTTCCAAAGCCAGACCGACCAGACTGCCGCTGCAATCGACACTGCTTACGCTGTTACTTATGATGCGTCAGACTTCCTAGATGGGGTTACGCTCAGCAGTGGTTCTCGCCTCACAGTACCAGACGCGGGTGTGTATACCGTTAACTACAGCCTTCAATTCAAGAATACGACCAATGACGTGCAAGACATTGATATCTGGCTGCGCAAAAATGGAACCGATATCCCCGACACTAATAGCCGGTTTTCTATTGCGGCACGTAAAAGTACTGGTAACCCATCGCACTTAATTGTCACGACGCCCATCATGGTTGAGTTAGCTGCAAATGACTACATTCAAGTTATGTGGCATGTTACAAATACAGGCGTGTCTCTAGAACATTTCCCGGCGGTTACATATTCGGCAGGGGTGACACCCGCCATTCCAGCTACTCCGTCTGCAATCGTGCAGGTTGAATTTATGTCGGAGATTGCATGATGTGTAAGGGCTTTAGTTTTTATCAGATTGCCGCTATAAGCGTAGGTACAAGGTAGGATACGAGATAATGGACTACAACGCAGCTTCACCTATGGGTAATGTTCCACAGCTAGGTACTCCTATACCCGGCACTACGGGTGGTCTTCCTATGCAGGGCGGCCTTAATGTAGCTCAGAACCCAATGGCGCAGCAACTTCAGTCGCAAGGTCGCGGTGAAGACTCGATGCTCGTCCACATGACACCCGAAGAGGTTAACAGCCTCCAAGGTCTAGCTTTGGCATCAGGCGGCTCACTTACCATTAACCCGCAAACAGGTCTGCCTGAAGCGGGCATCCTCAAGAAACTACTACCCACACTGCTGGGTATCGGTATGAACTTTATACTTCCGGGTTCGGGGCTGGCAATCAAGGGTCTTAGCACTGCGGCGCAAGCTGGCCTTATGACAGGTCTCGGTGCAACAGCTCTGACCGGCAGTTTGTCTAAGGGTCTTTCAGCAGGTCTTGGTGCTTTTGGTGGCGCTTCGCTTGCTGGTGGTGTTCAGGGTGCACTTGCTAAAACAGCAGCAACTAATACAGCGGGTGCCACTGCAGGTAATGTTGCTCAAAACGCAATAGGTAATATGGCTAACCCATTAGGACTACCTGCTGTAGAGGGCGCTGTTAACGTAACCGGAAATATAGCTGGTGCTACTGCCGGTCAGTCCGCCGCCCCCGGCCTCTTAGGTAGGTTTGGACAGGGCTTTGCTAACACCGCTAAAGGCAACATGACGGGACTTCTTGGTAAGGCGGCGGTTCCGCTGGCTGTTTCCGGTGCCCTACAGGGTGTTAGCGGCGCAATGACCCCCTCAATGGGCACCATGGGTTCGGATGGCACGGTCGATAACTCTTATGTTGGTCCGTATACTGCGCAGCGACGCACAGCTACTTTTGCTCCGTCTACCGATGAGCTTCTTAGTTCGTCTAAAGAGCGACGCTACTTCGACGTAGATATGCCTGAAATCTACAATATGCAGGGGCAAGTTGTGCGTCCGGGTTCCAGCACTGCGCCAGGTACGCCGATTATGCAAAACTATTTGCTACCCGTTAATAAGAAGACACCTAAGGGTTCTCCGAAATACGGCCAGCGTTTCGTACCGTATATGACCGGCACTGGTTTTGATGAGATGGACACTGGCTACGCTGATGGCGGCGAAGTTGAACTAGCGGATGGAGCCTTTGTACTCGATGCGCGCACGGTATCTGAAATCGGTAACGGCAGCAGCAACGCAGGCATGGAAGCTCTTCGTCGTATTGGTGGCCGTCCGATTGATGGTCCAGGTGATGGAGTAAGTGATAGTATCCCTGCCCGTATAGGCCGCGACCAGCCAGCACGTGTTGCGCGTGACGAGGTTCTAATGCCCGCAGACGCAGTGCGCCGCCTTGGCAAAGGCAACCCAAAGAAGGGGGCCGATAAGCTATACTCACTTATGAATAAGGCTCACAAAGCCCGTAAGAAGGCGAAGCGCGGCCAAGACACTAAAGTGCGTCGCGGGCTTGCATAATGCAAGTTTCGCTTATCCCTACCGATCATGTGAGTGGGTTATGGCCTCGCATCTTCCCGTACCTGAGTAAAGCTGCGGAGTACACGTTTGGTCGGTATGAACCTGAAGATATCCTCGACTCGATTACGCAGTATGACCACCATCTTTGGGTTGCATTTGTAGACGAAGAGATCAAAGGCATTACAGTAACCTGCTTTAAACAGTACCCACGTATGCTATGCCTTGATATGGTTTTTTGCGCAGGTGACGAGGGTATGGAATGGAAAGCACCCATGCTTAAAATGTTGCAGCACTGGGCGTACGATAATGACTGTGATCGGATCGAATCTTCTGGTAGGGTCGGCTGGTCAAAGATTTTTAAAAACGATGGATATAAAGCACTTTGGCAGGTATATGAATTGCCAGTCGCAGATGCAGGACTAGGAGCGTAATATGGGCGGTGGTGGCGGTAGCAGTAATCAGGTACAGCGGTCGGAGGTTGTTCAGTCATCCCTCCCCGAATACGCACGTCCTTATTACGAAGGGTTGATGCAGCGTGCAGAGGCAAACCTAACGACGCCGTATCAGACTTATGGCCAAGAGCGTCTTGCCGATTTTACGCAGCAACAGCGGGATGTCCAAAGTAACATCCTAAACCAGCAAACACCAGGTCAGTTTGGTACTGCTACCGGCCTTGCTTCTGATGTTGCGAACCGCTCAATCGCAGCGGGGCAGTATAACCCTAGCCAGTTTAGTTCGCAGCAGATTAGTGGGTTGGGCAATGTGCAGGCCCAACAAGTCGCCGCGCAGAACATGCAAGCTGCGCAATCGGGTTACAACCCGAACCTTAATTACTTCCAGATGCAGGGACCTGAGCGTTTTGGTGGTCAGCAGGCTGCGCAGTATATGTCTCCGTTTATCCAGCAGGCGCTGGAACCTCAGATGCGCGAAGCTATTACAAGTGCTCGGCGCGGGCAGGTTGCACAGGACCTCGGCTCTTCCCGTCAAGGCACATATGGTGGTAGCCGACAGCTCCTCGCTTCTATGGAGCGTGAGCGTAACTTAGGCCAACAGCTTGGTGATATCCAGTCGCGTGGTTTGCAGTCAGCGTATGAGAGTGCGCAGCAGCAGTTCGAGCGTGACCGCGCAGCGGGTATGACCACGGCGCAGCAGAACCAAGCTGCCGCACTACAAACACAACAGTTAGGCACCCAGACTGGGCTGCAGGTCGCACTGGCTAACCTGTCAAATGAACAGCAGGCACGGGTCAACAACCAAGCACAGCAGTTCCAAGCACAGGGTATGAACGCGGAGAACGCACTGCGCGCTGCACTGGCTAACCAGCAAACTGGCCTTGCAGCATTACAAGCTAACCAACAGGCTGACCTTGATAGGCAGCGTATGGCAGAGCAGTCTCGTCAGTTTGGCTCGTCGCAGGGTCTCGCAGGGTTGGCACAGGCTGGTCAGATGGGTCAGACACTTGCTAATATCGGTTCGGCGCAATCGCAAGCCGACCAAGCCCGCTTCGGGTTGCAGACAAGTACAGCTGCACAGCAGCAAGCGCTTAATCAACAACGCCTTGATCAACAGTATCAGGACTTCCTACGTCAGCGTGACTATCCGATGGAACAGCTTCAGCAGTACAGCAGCTTACTGCGCGGCGTACCAGTAACCCCCCAATCGGCAACCACGACGTACGCTCCCAGTGCTTCGGTAGGTTCACAGCTTCTGGGCGGCGGACTTGCTGCGGCTGGCATATATAATACGTTCCGGGGAGGATAATCATGGAAACGAAACCGTACGACCTACAGTCCCCAGAACAAATCGCCAAGGACTACGGCGGCAACAAGCAGAAGATTGCTGAAGCCATGCAGATGGGGATCATTGACCCCACAGCGGGCACGATGGCGGGTATGTTTATTGACCGTATGCGCTCTGCTGCCCAGATGGAAGCTGCGCCACAGCAAACTGTAGCTCAGCAGGTGTTCGCTCCTCCGGCTCCTCCCCCGATGGCGGCACCTGCTGGGTTAGGCGCTACACCGGAAGCAGCGGCTATGCCGCCTATGGATGCTACGCCACCTATGGGTGTGGTTCCGCCGCAAGAAATGCCTGCTCCGCAGGGTGAAATGCCGATGATGGCTATGGGTGGTATGGTACCTCCTTACGCTTCTGGCGGCGGTCTCTCCGATATGCCTCTGCCTGACGGTATGTTCGACGAGCCTAGCAATGGTGGTTTCGGTGACGGCTATGCAGGTGGCGGATTGGTTGCATTTGCTGCCGGTGACGAGGTTGACGAAGACGGGGATGGCAATCCTGATACGTACTTCGGTTATAACTACAAAGACCCGTCGGCAAATGCTGCTATGCGGGACAAACTATTTGGCGTGCCAGAGACCAAATACTCGAGTGAGTATGAAGCCGACTTGCTTAAGCGACGTACTCCTGAAGCGCTGAAAGCGGGCCGTAAAAAAGATATTAACATGGCACTAATTGAGGCGGGGATTGCCATGGCAAACACGCCTGGTTCTCTGCTTCAGTCTGCTGCCCGAGGTATCGGTGCGGCACTACCTGGCTTTAAGGCTGCAGAAAAAGAACGTCGCGCAGAAGAGCGTGAAATCCAGAAGGGTCTCATCGATCTCGAACAGGGCCGCAACACTGTTGCCGCTCAGAAGGCTATGCAGCTACTTGAAATGCAGCGGACTGGTATCCAAGGTCGCGAAGGTCAGATTGGCCGTGAGTTCCAGCGTGGCGAAGCAGAAGCTGGCCGTGCGTTCACTAAGGGTGAAAATGAGCTTGATCGCCAACTCCGTAGGTATGAGGCCAGCCTCCGTGGTAGCGGCGGTAGCGGCGGTAGTGGCGGCAGCGGCGAAAAACCTTTGTCTTATGCACAAGCTACCGAACGCGCTAAAGGGGCAAAAGAAGACTTAGATGCTATAGCAAAAAGTATTACGGCATCTGAGAAAGCTGGTACTCACGTGCTTACGTACGATTTGCTGACACAGTATGCAAATGCGCGTACCGCATTTAACAATGCCGCTCTCCTCGCTGGGCGTGCTCCCATCACTACAACAAAGTTCCCAACTAATTTGCCGAAATTCAACAAGTACCTTAAGGAGCAAAAGGCTAAGAGAGGCACTGGCAGCGGTGGCTCTGGTACGATTGTTTCTTCCCGACCACTTAATTGATGATAGGAGTGCCGCATGGCAAACTATCGGTACACATATGATTATAACGGCAGGCGCTACGAAATAGACGCCCCGAAAGGGTCTACGGCATCTGACCTTCAGAGGATTGTCCAAGGCTCTTCGCGGGGCAATGCTCCCGTCTCCAACAGGCAAGCTAGCCCAGAGACGTCGGCTGAAATCGCTAAGCGGATTAAATCCCTTAACGCCGACATTGCTAGAAACCAGAAAAGTATTGCTACCAATGAAGGGATGGCTAAAATACCTGGCGCAACCAAGAGTATGCGTGAGAACCTTAACCGGTATACAGATGTGTATCGTGGGGTTGTCAAAGACAGCCAAGCCGAACTAGACTATATAAAGCGCACAGGTACCCTCGTGCCTGAACGGTCTTTCGGCCAAGCTGCTATGGATCAACTCAAAGGGCTTGGTGCTGGTGCGGTCCGGTATGTCACAGGTCTTCCTAGTCTGTTGGGTGGGGTGGGTATTGAATCCCCAGGTAAAGCATCTGAAGCATTCGGTGAGCAGATAATCCAAAACTACCTTGCACCTGACGAGAGCGACGCGGCTAAGTTCGGTGCAGGTGCTAGGCAACTTCGTAAGCTCTCTGAAGCAGCGGGTAGTGTCGCACCTGCGTTTGCTCTCCGTGGTGCTTCTCGTGCGGGTATGGCTGTCGCTGGTACACGTGCTGTCCCTACAATCGCACGGGCAGAACAAGCGACACAACTTGCATTAGGCGCAGGGTCTGGTGCGCAACAACAGCGTCAGGCGGTTGAACAATACGAAGCTGAAACAGGGAAGACCGTTAATCCTGTTGTGCGCGCATTCGCACAGTCTCTCGGCGCTGCTATCGGTGCTACAGAAGTTCTCACCCTAGACACTATGATGGCCCGTGTTCCGTCTTCTTTGCGTGGGTCTATGACAGCGAAAATCGCAAACCTCGCGGAGCGCGTGCAGGTGGGTGGTATGTCCCCAAAAGCTGCGGCAGCGGAAGCACGTGCGCTCGTAGCCGACATCCAGAAAACTGCGCGGGGCCGTGTGGGTGTCGCCGCCTTTGAAGAAGGTGCGCAGGAAGGCGGCGCAAAACTGGCGCAAAATGTTGTCGAGCAGACGACGTACAACCCCGAAAAAGATGTAACCGAAGGGGTCGGTGAAGAAGCAATGTACGGCGCAATCGTCGGTGGTGGTCTGCGCGGTGGTGTCGAGCTTACGAATGTTCTTGGTAAACGCGCTGCGGATAACCGTAAAAAAGCTTTCGAACAGACAGCGGCGGCAAACGTACCCATTGAAGAGTTTGACGTCAACGTCGGAAGCTATGAAGACCCGTCGCAACTCACGCGGCAGAAGGTGCAGCGGATATCCGAGCCTGATGAAAATGGTGATGTGCTCGCCCGTCGCGCTGACGGCACCGTCTATCAGACATCACTCAAAGAACTATATCGCATGCGTGCCCCGACCGAGGGCATTCGTGCTGTACCTATCCCTGATACTCTTTCTGCCCCCGCACTTACGCAGCGGCTTGTTGGTGCCCTTGGGAACGCTGAACCTGACAGCGATATGCAGTCCTACATCAATAGTGTAACCACGACGCTCAATAACAACATGGCGTTGGGTACCCCCGAGAAGACGGAAACCTACCTCCAGAAGCAGCAAAACGGTCTACGCAGGGCGCGTCTTTCAGAAGATGCTAAAATTGCCCGCATGCTTGTGCTCGACGAGGCAGTGAAGCTCAACAACGAGTATGTGGGTCTCGTCACCGCACCTCCTGAAGGGGCTGCTCTGGAGGGCACTGCTCCTGATGTAGACCAACCGACAAGCACTGAAACCTCCGCGCCACTCTCTGACGAAGCAATCCAAAGTCAGATTGACACGATGCGTGCAATGCGTGAGCAGCGTGCGGCGACTCTTAACGCCATCGCGAATGACCCTAACTCCGTCGATAAAGTTGAAACCTTCGAAGCCCTCATGGTTCAGAACGGTTTTGACGCTCCTACACCCGTTGAAGTCGCATCACTGTATGACGCTATGCGGGCGGAATCGGATGCCGAGACGGCTGCAGGACAAGAGAAGGACACGTCTGAACGGCAGCAGCTTGTTGACCGCGTGAATATTATCGAGAGTGTGCTGTACGATGACCGCATACCTACTGGGAGAGAGGAAGAGATACTCGCTGCCCAAGAAGCTATCGATGCGCAGATTGCAGCCGAACGGGCTAAGTTAGACGCTCAACCAAATAAGAATATACCCGCAGCACGTAGGGCAATCAAAAATATTGAAGCCCTTGAAGCCAGACGCGCCGTAGTCGGTAAAGCTGAGAGTATCGATGCCAAGCTCCGCAAAAAAGGGTATAAACCGCTTTATCGGCACGAGATTGAGCGTATCGGTGGCTTCGAAGCAGCGAATGCGGTGTTCGGTCCTGAAGGTGAGTACACCCAGCGGCGTCAGGAATTACTGGGCCAAGTGCTTGCTGATCCGACCATCACGGATAAATACCGTGGGTTTACTGAGTTGCTCGACGAGAACCCAGCGCTTGGCGACCCGACTGTGGAAGAAACCCGCATGCTGCGGGGAGATGCAGCACCACTTGAGGCACAGATTGCGGAGAGTGCTGAACCCATAACTACTGCCCAGCTTCCTGTTGAGCCTGGTGGGCTTCCTGCGGAAATCATTGAACGAGGTACTGCGCCTGAAGCGGTAATCGAAGAAGTTGTACAGGAAGAAGTGCCGGTAGCCGATGAAGTTGTACAGGAAACTGTACAGGAAGAAGCGCCAGCAATCGAAGAAGCGCCGACAGCAGAGGCTGCGCCAGTGGTCGAAGAAGCGCCAGTGGTCGAAGAAGCGCCGGTAATGCAGGAAGCGCCTGTAGCGGAAGAAGCACCTGCTGGTACGCCTGTTGAACTGGTACCGTATGAAAATATGGCTGTGTCAGCTTTCTGGTACGATGGTGGGTCGCAGGCCACTGTTGCGGGTGCCGAGAAGCCTGCATGGGTGCCGAACGATGTAATTCAGTACGATATACCTGGACGCCCTAGACCCACTGGTAGTCAGTCTGATGTACGAGTTGAGCAATTTATCGCCAAAGACGGCACTGTAGGTACGCAGGTATCGGTGTTGGTTCCTACCACTGATAAAGTTTATGGTGACCGTGGTAACACCGCCGCTGCTACTATATGGCTGCGCGGCGCGCAGTTCGTTGACCCCAGTGCTGCTATAGAAACTGCTGAAACCTTGGCTCGGTGGGTAGCCGACGTTAACAATAACAAAAAATCCGACGGCCCGCTAAACAAATTTGCCGATGACGCCTTGCAGTTTATGGCTAAAGCGGATGCCGTAAAAGTAGCTTCCCCTACACCTAAAGCGGCTGCGCCAGTAACCGAACAGCCCGCACCTACTGCTACCAAGCAGACGATCAATAATCCTGAAGAGGATATCAGCCCAATCGAAGAGCAGTTAGAGGCTGATCCTACCACTATCGAGGGTGCCTTCCCTGCGGCGCTTAACCGTCCTCGTGCGGAAGCTATCGGCTTCGCTGCCGATCTAGAACGTCGTGTCAAAAGCATGTGGAGCAGGAGTCGGCGTAGGCTCGAAGGCAAATATAAGACCGCATATGATTACTCCCGTGCACTATCGGCTGCTTATGGGGTTACCAAACTACCTGCCGATCTCGACGTAGCGCGCAAGTTTGAGCTACTGGAGACCCGTAAAATCGGTGGTCAGATGCGACTTAACCGCTGGTACCTCCAGCCTATTGAAGACAAGGTAGTAGAACTAGGTCTCGATCCGGCGGATATAGCTATGTATCTCTGGGCGCGCAGCGCTCCTGCCCGTAACGCACTGGTCCGCGAACGCAACGGTGAGGAAAACGGCTCGGGGATGTCGGATGCTCAGGCTCAGGCAAAGCTAGACGAACTTGAACTTGAAGGGCTTGGCCCCAAACTACGTGAGGTTGCTAAGCTGCACGATGCACTTGTGGATTATATGGGTAATCAGCGGGTGAAAGCTGGGCTTCTACCTAAGAAAGTTTGGGAGGCCATGCGTAAGGCGCAGCCGTTCTACACACCGCTTAAGGGTTATGCACTAGACGGTGATATGCAGGTTGATGGTGAGCCTAATCCGCATAGCGACGAAGAACGCGGTATTGCCAAAAAGAATGGTACTCGTGTTCGCGAAGCGATGACGACTCGGGGCCGTAAATCGATACCGTTCAACCCGCTCTTCAACCTCATGACTGATGCGCAGTCTGCTATTGCTCGTATCGAGCAGAACAAGGTTAAACAAACTTTCCTCAACAACATACTCAGCGACCCTAAAAGTCACGAGGACCTTGTCACGGTCTACACGCCTAAGAAAAAGACGTATCCAGGCGGACATGTGACAATGCCAAAGATCGGCCCCGCTGGTCCAGTCGATATGAACCAGATTGCGGCGCAAAAAGACTCCAGCCTTATGATCGTCAAGAAGGACGGCGAACCCTATTACATCGAGTTCGCCGAAACCCCAGCGGGTAATGCGCTATACCGTCTGTTTGGTAATATGACGCCGCGCCTTCTCGATCAGATTATGCATGCAGGGTATTCTTTCCGTGCAGGTAATATGGATATGCGTATTCCCAGTATCGCGGAGGTCGGGAGTTTTCTTAAGTCGATGAAGACCCGCTACAGCCCCGTTTTCACTTTTGGGGTATCGTGGTTGCGCGACTTTTCGGAAGCTCTTGCGACGGCTCGTGCTGCGCAAGGCATTAAGGGTGGTCCAGCAGAAGGTACCAAACTCTTTAAGCGGACCCTCCGAAATATCGCCGCCGTGCGGAGCGGGATGGGCACCATCTCGAATTACCTTAAAGGTAAGGACCCGACCACAGCCGAAGGCGAGCTAATGGCACTGCTCTTCGACCAGTTCCTCGAAGACGGGGGCGCAGTCGGCCATGCGCAGATTATGGACGCGGAGCGCTACGCGCAGGACACAGCCAAGACCATCAAGCGTTACGCCGCTGCCAAACGCGCCGACCCTATTGCTGCCGCACTCTTAGCTAAGGATGCAGTAGCGGGTGCGTTGGACCATGCATCTCAGCTTTTCGATCTCCATGCGCGTTTCGCCACCTATCGTGCGGCGCTCGAAGTGAATATCAGCCGCGAAGACGCAGCCGCGCTGGCCCTTGACTCTACGTTGGACATGACCCGTCGGGGCGAAATGGCCTCTCTCCTCGATAACTGGAGTTTCTTCTTTAGCCCGACTGTTGGGGGTGCGCGTAAACTACTCTCTCAAGGGCGATACAGCACAATTGCACGTAAGCTATTCACCAAATTGGTCGGCGCAGGGATGCTGCTCTACTTGTTCAACCGTTTTGGCCCTGGTGCAGGTGATGACGACGAAGACGGGCGTCCGAATATCCTTGAGGTCAATAACGTAACTGCCCAGACGCGGGTAATCGCCCGATATGGCCCCGGCATTAACGACTATGCATCCGTCCCAACCGCTTTTGGTATAGGTTATTTCAACTATGTAGGTGGCCAGCTTATGGCGATGTTCTTGCAGGACATTGAACCCATGGAGGCAGCCACCAACATCGTCACGGGTTTCGTAAGTCTGGCGTCCCCTATCAAAGCCGAAGGCACTGAGGGGTTATCCGCTGGTGTTGACTTACTCGTCCCCGACATAGGGCTGCAACCGCTCCGTGATTTAATGGCTAACCGGAATGCTTTCGGATCGCAAATCTACACACCCCAAGGCGAGTACAACACTGAGCCAAAGTCAGAACTTGGACGTGAAGAGACCGGTAAAGTTTGGAAATTCATTGCGCGAGGTATGAACTCCCTCTTTGGGGGCACCGACACGGTGGAATCCGCCGGAAGCGCTCAACCCGAACAGTACCGGTATATTGCCCAGCAGATTTTCGGAGGTGCTTATGGTTTTGGGCGTGATACCCTAGACCTGCTGACCGGAGAGGCTAAGCCGGATAAGACACTTGCAGAACGTATCCCGCTTGTCAGCACGTACTTCGGTAAGGGTGGCGAGTACGTTCCGATGAACAAGTTCTACCAAGACTATGACCGTCTTAAGTCGATCCATAGTACATACAAAAAATCCGACGAGGAACCCGAAGCATGGGCTGAGAACGAAGCTGCATTCCCTGTGCAGGCTGACACGCGTGTTATGGATGCCTTTGATACAGCTTTGTCCGAGATACAGACCATCAACAAGGACTACCGTGAAGGCAATTACGCCAGCGTCCAAGATAAGCGTGACGCCCTGAACGACGTCTACAAAGCGTTCAACCAGACCTACAGCGAAGTGAAGAAGGAAAAATAAAAAACCCTCGGCTGAGTGGGCAGCCGAGGGTTAGGGGATGATGCAAGCATCAAGGAAGGAGCAAACTTCCGGCGACCATATTAATCACATCCGCCAAATACGTAAACCCCTAATATTTTCTTCGATCACGAGCTTCATAACCACCTTGATGCGCATCCTGCGCAGTATGGCTCGGACTTCTTCTTTGGCACGTGGGGGGTCGAGGCACGGGATAAATATCGACGTGCCTCGCCTGAATGCCTTCCAGTTAATGTCGTAACTAACCCCCTCGATCTTCATCTTCGACCTCAAGACCCAAGGTGCTGCTGACGTTGAAGAACTCCTGTATCGAGGTATCGAACTCAAGGCAGTAGATTGGCGGGCCTTCCAGCTTCATGCCCTTGTTAATCCGCTTGAGCACTTTGCCTTTTTCCTTCATCACGCCCTGTTCCTTAAGCTGCCGCAGGGTCTCCTTATAGTTGACCTGGATTTCTGCGCAGTCCTTTTTGAACGAAGCTACGGCAATGAACATCTTCTTAGTGTCAGGCTCCCACCGAATCATCAGTTCGCCGCGAGGCTCCAGTAGCGGGGCGGCATGCATGTTGGAGCGCAAGTCTGCCCCGTCGTTAACCACCAAGATGTTCTGCGTGTTGCGACGGATAAAGTCACCGACTATCTCGATAGCGTTGTTGCGTGGCGGTTCTACATCTTCACGAAGGCCAAGCAGCATGCCGCAAGCCCAGTCGTAGATGCGCGCCATGTCCCAGTTAATTAGCCCAATGTCTTTGGCGATGATGCCGCCTGCCAAGTTAGCAGCCAATACCGCTGACCAGAAGCGCTCGCGTGGCAGCAGTTGCAGTTCCCGATCCAGCTTAGCTTGGGTGTTAAGCGCGATACGCTTGGCTTCTTCGTAGTTCTTGACGAGCCACGTTGCGTAGATGCGACCGGCATGGCCGTGGTTGTCCATCAGTTGGTGGTCGAACATATCCTTGGCAACGAACGGGTCGAGCACATCTGTGTAGTCAATCTTGTACTCGACCAAGCGCATCAACTCACCGTCTGGGCTGCTCTTAGCTACACCCATCTTCTCGTAGAAGGATGCGTTTGATGAGCATAGGGCCATTGTTTGCCATGACGTTGCGTTGTGGCGCAGTTCGTTCGACGATGCCTTGACGCGGTCTTTACCCCGACCTTGCGTGATGTTGTAGACCAGAGCCGAGAACTCTTTGTCGTTCATGTTGGTCATTTCATCAACGGTGTACGGCAGGTTGTTGTACATACCGAGCCGCAGGATTTTAGCGTTCAGCGTGTCTTCCTTCACGCAGCACAGGCCGTCAGGTGATCCCCAGATGCTGTTAGCCATGTGCAGGATCGTCGTCTTACCTGTACCGGAACTAGGGTGAATGACGTTAAGCATTGCGCCGCGCTGGCCCAAGAACTTAAAGATTGGCGCACCGAAGCCAGTAAGCGCAGCGAACGCATGTGGCTCAAGCCCAGGGGTACCGTATAGGTTGAAGACTTCTTGCCACTTTTCGAACGAGCCTACCGGCCCCATGCGCCGTGCAATCTCCGAAGTGGTTGACGATGGCGGGCTGTAATACGCCCCCTCTACCGTGATTTCCGAATCACCAACGATAAACTTGCTGTCGTTGTCAGCCCATCCAAATTGTAGTCTCATTTGCTCTGCCTTTGCTTTATCAGACAGCATCGACACTGATGCTCTCATGTATTCCGATATGAACTCAAACTGCTTCTTACCGCAGAGGATACTCTCCCCTGCCAATAACTTCCGTAAGTCCGTGGGTTCCACAGCCTGTGTGAGGGGCACCGTAAGTTCGGTTACACCGTCCTTAGGCTTATGGATTTTAATCACCGCGACATCTTTCAGCACCGGATCACGCATGCGCTTCAGGACGTACATGTCGTAAGGTAGCACACAGATGTCGCCCTCTTCCGACTCCTCACCGTTCTTATCTAGTGGCGGCTTGCGGTAAATACCACCGGCCTTCCCCCTGAAAAACGGAAAGGGGTAGTCAGGTATCACGTGGATTGTCGGCAATGTGCCTTCGAGTTCGGGTTCTTCTATGATGACGTTGTCGGCGTCAGTCGCTGCCTGAACCTCGCGACCCAACATGATTGGTGATTTAATCTTGCCCATATGCGGACAGCCTTCGCAGCCACCAGGGTTATTACGTTCGAACACTTCGCAGGTGTGCGGCCCCAAGATGTGCTTGATCTTGTGCAGCGTCTTCCCTGGTTCGTAGTCAGGATGCCCTTCAGACAGGGTATGGATTGCAGTGTCTTGGTCGATGCAGAACTTTGCCACCGACAGCGCGTTGAACCACCGGCCTTCCGACAGGCTATCGCGAGTTTCGAAGCAGTCGAGCAGCTGCTGGCAGCCCGTGCCCTTTGCGCTGCGCGTCATGATTTTGCTGAAGCGTGACGTTACGTTTTCTTGCATGGACTTAGCGAGGTCTGATAGTTCCCGCTTCGGAGTTTCTAGGGGGGTTAAGTCTTGCGTTTTCACCCCTAGCGTTTTGTAGAACAGCGCGAAGTCTACCGGCTTAGCCTTAGCCCACACGGTCACTGGCTTCGGAGGATTGTCCTTGAAGTTGAGAGTGTCGGGTATGCGCAGGATGCGCGCCACTTCGAAGACCTGCGGGTCGATGTAGAACTTATGGATGTTGCACAGGTCACGCAGCCGTGCTGCTACTGGCTCCCACTCTTCACGGGTGATGCTCTCGGTCAGCGCCCAGTATGCGTGTATCCCGCGTCCTGAGTTGACGAGGATGGGCTTAGGTAGACCGGTGGTAGCAAGGAAAGCTTTAAGTGCTTCTATCCCTGCTTCCTGATCTATGTACCCATCAGGTCGGCCAGTCTTCGGGTTCACCTCTGCTTTGGCTTCACCGCAGTCGATGTCGAGCCAGAAAGACTTTAGTCCCGCTACGTTATCCTTAGTGCGATTCTCATCCGTAGTATACTTAGCAACACCGAAGAAGACGTTACGGCCTTCGGCCACATACTCCTCGGCAAGGGCATCGACCTCTTCCCGCGTGGCAACCAGTTCCTGCTTAGTCCAACTGCCTTCCTTTATCCCGACAATAGCGAAGTAGCCGTCATCAGGTTGGACAGTTTGGAGAAGATCGAAGTTTGTCATATACAACAGTCACCAGCCATCAGACGCAAAAACGCCTGGAAAAAATAGGAAACATCATAGGGCGAACCCTATGAAAGCGTAGAGATGTAGTGGGTAACTAGGCCGTGAAGGGATTCAGCAGGATTACTAGTCCCGCTGAACCAATTATACACCGTCTGTCTGGTTACCCCAAACCTGCTGGCGACAACCGCGACAGGCACGTTGTGTTTAATACACGCCCGCCCCAGTTGCACACCCAGCTTCCTCTCATTCGCTTGGTTATTCCGTTCGATAAGTCTCAGGCTATAGCCGTACGACATTCTCAGTCCTCGTCTTCATCATCGTCATCGCCCCAAGTGGCAAGGACATTAGCGAGGTCCTTCTTCGGAGGAACAACGTCTTCAGCAGCCTTAGAGACACGCTTCTTCGGTGCTTCAACTTCTTCATCCTCATCCGGCTCGTCGGAGTAGGTGACCTTTGGTTGTGGCTTAGCTTCTTCCTGCGGTGCAGTGGCGTTCGTCTGTGGTGCAACCGTCAGCACAATCATCTGGCGGGTAGCCGGATCGTTACGAGCTTCCTTGACCAGTGCATACTCTTCGTCGCTGACACCGCGCACAGGGGTGAACTGTATCTGCATTGTCTCAGCGTCGAGGTTATATGCGATGTTGGTCACAACGCCGTCTGGGCTTTCACCGTTGGCAATCAGGAACTTTACGTAGCTTTCGAACGGATGCACGTTGCCGTTGCCCTTACCGAAGAGCGACTTAGCTGGGACGTTGAACTGATAGACGTCACCCGAATCATCACCCTCAAGGATAACAGCGATGCGGCGCTGGAAGCGGCATGCACGACCCTTACCGTTATCGCCCGAACCCGAGACGTTCTGTGGGCACGACACGCAGTTGCTAGCCTGTGGGTTACCAGCGGCTGCTTCAGGCTTATCGCCTAGGTTTGACCAGCAGTCAGGTAGGGTAGGCTTGGCATCTGGATCGTACTTGCCAGCGTAGAAGGTGCGGCTGACCTTAGGCAGTGCGTCCACGATGATAGCGTTGAACTCACCACGGATGGCTTTGCCAATCTGCTCACCGTTCACAAGACGCTTGAAGGTGCCGTTAGTGTTGGTCTGGATGCGGCGGCTGTTGCTAACAGAGGCAAGGGATTTGCCAAGGTCAGACAGTTCACGTTTAGCTGCGGTCGATACCGCACCTGCTTGCTTAAAGATTGATAGGTTGCTCATTTAGTATCTCCTTACTTCGAAACGGGTTTACGTACGCGCACGACATACTTGGTATCGGCTTGAAGGCCGACTGGTAGATCGTCCGGATTTTCTGCTAAAAATTGTTTCATGTTGCCGTTATGGATACGTTGCTCAAGCAGGTGCAAAGCATCATGCTCCTTGATGAACTCATACGTAGACTCCCAATCGTTCGTCCAGTAACGGGTGTTCACCGTGCGCGTAACCGTCCCAGCAGGGGTTCGGATGCTATCCAGATTCTGCTCGTTACACAAGTCGAGAAGTGCAGCAGATAACACGTCCTGCTGTGCCTTGAGATCGGCAATCTCTTCCTTGTGTGCTTCTTCCTTCTCGTTGATAGCATCACGTATTTTGCGGTATGTGAGAACTAGCTCGTCCGCTTTCATGTCTGTCATAGTTAGCTCCTTCTTGGTCGGTAACGCCCCACTTAACCTGTCTGTTCAGGTCCGCCTTTTGTAATCAGCGCCGTCGCAAGGGACGTTACCTATGGCGGTAATACTTTTTACATTATACATTGTCAAGCGGTTTGTAAAATTTCTTGACGATAGAGATCGATTATTTTTTGGTGGTTCTCGATGTTGCCCCGTAACATCTTGTAAAGCTTATGTTCTACCTCGCTGCCGGAGATGTGCACGATGGTCATAGGATGCTTCTGACCTGGCCTATCGATACGGGCGTTTGCCTGTAGGTAGGTCTCCACACTGGTCACAGGTGCGTACCAGATGATTGTGTCTGCCTCTGTCAGGGTCAGGCCGTGGCTTGCTGCTTGTGGTTGGATGATGAGCACACGGGGGTCAGGCAGCGACTGAAAGTCAGCGACGATCTGGCTGCGCTTGTTGAGGTTGACCTTGCCGTTGATGACCTCGCAACTGATCTTCTCTTTCTCCAGCACTTCGCGCAATAGCTCGATGGTGTGCGTGAACGGTACGAAGACCAGCACCTTGCGGTTGGTTTCGCGAATCACTTCCAACACGGCGTTGATGCGGTTGCTAACGTCGAACTGTACGACCTCGCCAGTATCCGAATAGACCGCACCTCCACTGATCTGTAGCAGCTTGTTCAAGTTAGTCGCCGCATTGACCGCGCTTACCTGCTCGCCGTCAGCTTCCATGCACATCTGGTTCTTGAGCATCTTGTAATACTTGTTCTGCTGTGGCGTCAGGGGCGCGTCACGGTCCACATGGGTAACCTTCGGCAAGTCGAGACACTGGCTCTTCTCGAACCGGATCGCTGGCTGCAAGATGCGATGCACGATGGACTGGGCTTGCGGCTTCACGGCCCACTTAAACTGCGTCACCTTGTACATCACCGAGTCGCGGAACGCACCGAAGAACTTGGGGCAACCCTCTGGGTTCACCAGCTTAGCCAACCCATAAGCATCGACGGGCGACTGCGCGGCTGGCGTACCAGTAAGCATCCATAGCCAAGGGTCTATCTCTTTGACGATGTCCTTGAGTATCTTCCACCGCGTTGTCTGCGGGTTCTTGTAGGCTGTCGCCTCGTCCACCACGATCATATCGAAGCCGCCTGCGATGATTTCGTCCTTGACCACAGCCAGCCCATCAAAGTTGATGACGACGAACTCGGAGCCAGCGGCGATAATCTTCCTGCGTTGTTCGGCGCTACCGTGAGCTACACTGCACGAGCGGTGCATCGCGAACTTAAACAGGTCCTGCTGCCATGCAGCCTTCATGATCGATAGTGGGCAGAGCACAAGGACGCGCTTAACCTTACCCAACCGCATGAGGTAGTCTACCGACCAGATCACGCTGGCTGTCTTGCCTGTGCCCGCCTCGCTGAAACAGAATGCTCGCTTGCGGAGTGAGAGGAACGACGCTGTGGTTTTCTGGTGTTCGAACGGAGCGAACTTACCCGTCCACTGGTAGTCACGCAGCAACGGTGAAGGCGCATCATGTCCAAGGGCAGCTAAAGCCTGGGCTTCCTTCAGTCCCCAATGCACAGCAACCTTGGACGATCCGCGATGGGTCTCCATCAAGGCGCTTTTCTTTACTGTCGATATAATAGCATCAGGGTCCCGTGTCTCCACGAGGAGGACTTTGTCTTCAACGATCCGCATTAGTTTGCTCCTTGCGCGGGTTATTTCTTTTTGCGTTCCCGCGTACTGGTTTCCGACACTAGGTTGCGCTTGCTGTCCCGCTTGAAGGAGCGGTTCTTAGACGCACTCTCTACGCGTACACCGTTCTTGTTCGCTCCGCCTTTGTCGAAGGCTTTCACGTGAGCGACATCCTTGCCGTCTCCCTTACTGACCTTACCCGCTTTCATAAGCTTGCGCCGTGCAGCGTTGCGAGCAACTCGGTTCTTCACTTGCTCGGGTTGCGCTTCGTATTTGGCGGCGTTTGTATACTTGCGGTCAGCTTTATTCTTGTACGGCACGGCTATCTCCTAGGGCGGTAATGTTCACAACCCGTAACTGGACACCACCCACATAGTGGGCTGGTCTTGGCATTCCACATACCACTATCCATCGCATCTTCCAACTGTCCTAGTTGATTATCAAACACGGACAGGTACGTATCCAGATGCTCACGGGTGTGCGTCTTCTTCGGAAACTCGTTCGACACCACAAACGCCAGCCCCGATTTAACCTTAGTTATCTCTGGGTAGTGCACGAACACTGCGCCAGCCATCAGGTCCAGCTGCTTCATGTCCGCATACTTAGCGTTCTTGCCTGTCTTGTAATCCACCATGTGGGCAGTCTTGCCGTTCGTAATCAACAGATCGACGATGCCCCGCCACCATACGTCCTTATCGAAGAAGCCACAGGGTTCGTAGCCAGTATCCGTCTTCTTGACACCTAGCTTCAACTCGGTGTGCTTCTCTCCTGGAAACTGTGCCAGCGTTTCAACCACGGGACGCATGATCTTGAACTTGCCAGGAATTGGCGTCCCGTGTTTGATGTAGTGTTCGGCTGCTTCGTGCGCTTGAGTGCCATAGTCAGCCTCTGGCCCCGCAGTATCCTTGACGTCTTTCGCTACCTTCAGATGATAATACTTCTTTGGGCATTGATCGAAAGTCTTGATGCTGCTGTAGGACCACGCTGTCATGTTATCTGATTTTCCCTTGGAGACGGTCAGCCACTAACGTAGCATAGCCAGCTATATCAATCCAGCTATCAGTGTGGTTGGGGTTGCCGTGTACAATCCGACTTATCTTAGTAGCAATCATATCCAACGCCTGTAGTTGGTCGGGGTACAGGTGCACTTCGTTCCGGGCCACTGCATTGTGCATGATGCCCTTGATCCGGATAACCGTGTCCGAAGACTGCATGAACGAGCCATACTGTTCGCCCCGTTTACCAAGGATTGCGTCTACCTCTTGTGCGTCCTTAGCGCCCTCGACTACGATATACTCACCGGCTTTGGCCGTGACTTCGGGTTCGGGTTTGGGTTTCAGCACTTCATCCACCGCTTTCTCCAAATCCTTCTTCAGTTTCCACGCGTAGTTGTAGCTTACCCCAATGCGGTCCCTGACTTCCTTGGGGGTCATACCCTTCTTTAACAGTTTGATGATTGCTGCTGCTTTTTCTTTCTTTCTCATTTCATTTGCTCCTTATTTAAGATTGCCGCCGCTCTTTAGGATGTCACCACCAAACACATACGTGCCTACATGATACAACTTGATGAACGGATGGGCGTGTATTTTGCCGCCGTGGTTGCGCCACAGTTCACAAAAATGGTAATCTTCGCTCAACAATGCACCGGTATCGTCGATGCTGGTGGCGAAAAACTCGTGGGTCAAAGGCTTGGCATATTCGCCTGTCACTGGGTCTTTGAACGACGACGTGCGGTAGGTCGGCACGTGCGGTATCAGCTGCTCAAAAACACTACGCTTGATGAGCATGAAGCCTGTGCCGCCGTGGCGGACTTCGATGCAGCCTGTCTCGTCTGTGTGCACATCGCTACCACCTACCATGTTGAACACAAAGGCTCCGGCATGGTCCGCAAGGTCCGTCTTACCTGCAACGGCAGCACGGTTGACGCTATCCCAGTTTACTTCCTTCTTGGGGTAGATACCGCATGCGATGTCCTTGTCGGCCAGAAGCAGGTGCGCGATAGCTTCTGCGTCAAAGCCGATGTCAGCGTCGATGAACATGAGGTAGTCATGGTCGCTCTCAAGGAACACTCGTGCTAAGTCGTTACGTGCACGGGTGATAAGGCTCTCGTTCATAATCTGACACCATGCCACGTTGACGCCTAAGTCACGCATCTTAGCCATGGTCATCAACAAGCCTTGCACATAGTGTCCCGTGCACATGCCCCCGTACATGGGGGTGGCAATCATAATGCTTGGACGTTTTTCTTCAGTCATTTCTTACCCCCTTTGAATCGGCCACGCTCGTCGCGGTCCGTCAGCTTGTGCAGTTCGGCATTGAGCCGCTCGTTCTCGCGCTTGAGTGTAAGGACCTTCCCGTCCGCACTACCCTTACCAAGCTGGTAACTAAAGAAGGCCAGCGTAGCCGCGCTTATTACTACTGATATAATTTCCATATCTATTCTCCTTCATACTCCGTTAGGGTTTTAAACTCGATGTACTCGCCGCCCTTGTGCTGGAATATGCACATGACGAACTTATCTTCGGGCGCTGCGTTCACCTCGCTCCAGAAGTGTAGCACCACACCAGTGCGCCGACCGGATGGGTTGCGGCTCAAGTCCCTGTCTTGGGTAACAAGTGCCCCTTCGACCGTAGTATGGGTTCCCTTCTCAGCGTCCTCCACACGGTCGAAGACCTCGACCTTATATAGGTGGCAGCTTTCATCGATCTGATACTCAGCGAAACCTGGCATTCCAAAGTCATTAATTTTCATCTGTTTGCTCCTTTTCAATAATAGTTTTGTAGTAGGTGTGAACAGGGGGAGGTATAGCTGGGCGCGTGTCGTTCAGTCCGTCACGTGAGCGCCACTCGGGGGTTGGCGGGAAATACGTATGCCCACGCCCGAAGCGGTCTACTTTATCCCATCCCTTCCAACCCTCTCGGTCGTTAACAACAAGGTCGTTAGTAAACACAAACTCAATCCCCAACGTACCTTCGCGGTATTCGTCAGGCACGGTGTCCCACATTGTGGCCATACCCCGATTAAGAACCGTGCGTATCCCTCGGTCGATCTTAGCTACTGCTTGTCTTATGCGTTCAGGGGTTACACCAAACTCTTCCGCAACTTTTTTCTGGCTCACACCCCCAGCTTTGTACCGCTTCCATATCGCCCAGTTGCGACCGTTGGGTACATCCTTAAACTCCTCCCACCGCCGCTGGTTGATCTCTCTACGCTCGCGCTGTGCTTGGGTCTCTTTTTCCGCTCGCTCTGTCGCTGCCGCCATGCGCGCATCCAGTTCTTTTTGGGAAACCTGGGTCTGCCACCAAAGCGGACATTCATATTCTTCATCATCCACCGTAGCTTGCTCCTATCTTGCTCTCACAGTTCAACGGTAACCCTTGTGCCCACTTGGGCCTGATCCGCATGCATTGCTCGACGAAGGTCCGGCCTTCATCAGCTTCATCGATCTTAACCAGCGCACCGACAGCGTCATGCACGGTCATCACGACAGGTAGCTTCCGTGCGACCATCAGCATCTGTTCACCGATCACGATGCGAGCCAGCGCCTGACACACATTCTCGACAGCCTTCCCGCCATAGATGCGGGTAGGGATAGTGGCTCGGCCCTTCTTGGTATCATAGACCATCTCCTGCCTATCGCCCTGTGTCTGTGTCCTTAGCCGTGGGTACTTGATGTACAAGCCGTTGGGTAACTTGATGCCGTCTGCGTCCACCACCAGCGCACCATCACGCCCGAAGGGTGCAGTCTGCCCAGCTATCAACGCATCAAGCGCACGTCCGGCTTGCTTCCACAGGCGCGGGATCATCGGGTAGGTCTCACGGTATACCCTAATGATGTACTCGCACTCGCCCAGTTCCATATCGACATTGAAGGTCTTCAGCTGGGCCTTGAACTTGGCAGCGCCCATGCCATAGCCTGCACCAAGGATGGTGGTCTTGCCTACGAAGCGTTCGGGGTCCGTGATATCCTCGATTGGTTTGTTGTAGATGGCGGACGCCATGATCTTGTACACGTCCTCGCCCTTGTCGAAGGCTTCGACCAAGTCATCCTGTCCAGCCAGCCACGCCAAGGTTCGCGCTTCAATCTGTGATGAATCGCAATCGACCAGCAAGTACCCGTCTGGTGCGCGTATCGCCTTCTTCAGCGGTGACTTGCGCGGTAGGTTCTGCATGTTCACCTTGTCATCACCGCCCCAGCGTCCAGTGTGGGCAGCGTAGTAGCGCAGTGGGATAGGTAGTGTGCCTCGGTCTGCGATGTTGATGAACCGTTCGGTGCGTGTCTCTTCCAATGTGGACTTCACGCCCAGCCGCGCAGCGACGATGGCTTGTACCTGTATGTTCTCATGCTCGAGCAGTTCCTTGAACGCCTCGTCCGACTTAGCGAAAGCGTAGGTCTGCTTACCATTGGCAGGGCTAACCTTCATCGGCACCACGACACCATGAAACTCCAGGAGATCGGCCAGCTTCGGGTTCGACATCAGATCGGCCTTGTCGTAGTTCAGCTTCGACATCAGGGCTTCCTTCTTAGCTTGAACGTCAGCCAAGTGGTCGGTCAGAGCCGTCTTATCCAACGTCAGCTTTGGTTCCGTGAACATCCGCAGTGTCAGGTCGATTAACCGTAACTCTGTCGTAGGGAAGCCATCAGCCAGTATCTTGAATAGTTCGTAGGTAAGTTCGACGTCATTGATGCAGTAGTCGCCGTAGCGCGCCAGTTCTTCCGCTGTGAAGTCCAGCCGGTTCTTGCCCAGCGCATTGATAACCTCTGTACCCTTGGCACCTAAGCCGAAGTGCTCGGCCAGCGACTTGAGGCTAAGGCTGATACCATCTGTGCCATGCTTGGCCCGTGCTATAGATAGCGTATCCACTATGCGCTTGGGTCGGATGTCGAACTGCCAGTTCAGGATTGCCATGTCGAAGACAGCATTGTGCGCGACAGCCACAGCATCATCCCAAGGGAACTGATCCAGGAACTTCTTAGTCGCGGCCTTCGGGCCTGAGAACCACTGGGTCTCACCATCGTCCACCTTCACGGCAACGCCGATGGTCTCGAACAGATCGTGACGGACATACTCTTCGGTGGTGATCTTCGACAGACTGAATTGCTGGCTGTAGTAGGTCTCGAAGTCGATTGTGATGATGTTCATTTCTTTACATGGTCCTTACAGATGAAATCATACCCATCCGGCTTTAAGATTTTAGTGAAGCCATTTTGCTCGACCTCAGGTGGTTGGTAGGTGCCGCCAAAACTGTGCTCGGTTTCAAAACATATGTGCTTGCCGCACTCGTCGCATTCGACAACGGTTTCGTGCTTGCCAGTGTAGAGACCATCGCCCCCAAAGATACGGTCAAACTTACGAATCGGCATCAACGTATCCTTGTTACATGTACGGTGTCGCCAATGGCGCGGGTCATGTAATAGCGGTCTGACCGCTCGTTTTGGTTATGTGCAGCGCGGCGTACCAGGTCTTTGTCTCGTTCCGTTGGCGTATCGAATATGCGAACCTCGTTTAGTTCCATCGCGTTAATGCCGTACTTAGACTTCCTTATGTCCTTACCAAATGTCATCCCCACCACTCCTCTTCCATCTCTTCGCGCTCTTGCTCGGTTATCTTCGGCTTAGTGGCGCTCAGATATGCGGCGAGGATTATTACCCCCATGACTGTTATGAAAAGCCAGTTGTCTGCGGTCACAGCTTCGCTGCCTCTTCGACAGTTAGCTTGGGGTGGTCTGCGTCGGTGTTAATCCCTATCACGATACTCTCAATGGCGTAGAAGTTAGGTCCGCGCTCCACGATGTCTTGAAGTTCGTAAAGCTCATGGATGTTAATCGTGCTGCTGCGCGGCCCATCCCCATGGTAATAGGTCAGTGTTACCGTCCAGCGTGGTTTTGTGTTGTCCAATGGTTGGCCACCGGAGCGGCTCCCGTCTGTGTGAACCTTGCCGTATTTGTCTGTCATCTGTTGCTCCTTAAAACCTAATCTCATCATCGGCCCAGTCGTATATATCCCAGCCGAAATTATCGTGTAGGAATTGGCGCAGGGTCATTTGCTCTCTCCCCGTTGGCGCTTCTCGAAGAACGCAAACAGTGCATCACGCAGCTGGGCGGAGCCTGCCTTGGCATCAGCATTCCACTTGCGCTCGGAGTCACTGTTTATCGCAGCGGGTGCGTTCTTGTTGCTGGCGTATGTTGCTTTTGTTTCCTTGGCTTTGTGTTCGTCAACCTGCTTGCGTAGGGCGGTGACGCGCCGCACATCCACACCATGATAAGACGCGATGTATTTATCGTCCGTTATGTACCCGATTGTCTTGATGATATCTTGGTCGCCTTGGGTTATGCCTTTATATCTTGTCATTGCTGCCCCACTGATCGGCCATTGCTTCGGCAATACCTTTGTATGTTGTGCTGCGTAGCTTCCACCTGTCCGCACTGGGCGGTAGATAGTGTAGCCGTTGGCGCTGGTTGGCTGGCAGTGCCAGCATCTCTTCCTTGACGTTGTTCGTTGGTACTAGCGGTGGCAGGTTCTTCAGCCACAGGCACGTTGCCTTCTGCTCCGTGTGACCAAACATCCAGGGTTGGATAGTCTGCGTCTGCTGGATGCCCCCGATCCGTTCCTTTGCATATTTATGCATGATGGGGTTCTCTATCGCGATGCGCTTTATCGGTGCGTCCCACAGTTCCTTGAAGAAGTGTGCAGCGTCATCCAGCTTGGCCCAGCGACTAGGGTCGCGATGCAGCCACGTTACACCGCTGTTCGTCATGTATGTGCAGGGCGGGTGCGCGATTAACATATCCCAGTCGCCGTAGAGGATGTCGGTGATGTCACCTTCATGATGCCATTGCGGGTCACCATCGGTCGGTAACAGATCGCAAGACCATGCATCATGCCCCTTGGCACGGAACGCATCGCGCACAGTGGCGCTATATTCACAGGCTACTAGGACTCGCATGGGATTATTTCCTCTAAATCGGTGTCTGCCAGCCGCTTAGCGATGCGTTGAACCTCTAAGGCTGCTTCTGCATACGCTACCTTAGCGGCACGGGCACGGGCCATTGCCCGCTCCATTTGTTGCTCGATAGTGAGTATATGTGTGGTTCGCAGTTCTACGCCGAGTTCATCCAATACTTCTTTTAGTCGCTTCAGTGATTTATGCCCAAAGTTTGGATTGCGTAGTAGTTCCACCTCACTCAGCGCTGCAAGCTGACCCACAGTGCGGATGTTCATGTGTTTTAGTAAATGCGACACGCGGATAGGCAGTTCCAACTCCTCGACAAGCAGGAGGCTTACATCGCGCCCACCTAGCTTCTTTAAAATCCATGAGTCCATTACGCCCCCTCCCTTGCGGCTCTTGATGACAGTTCCTGAACCAGTGGACGCACCATGTCCCAGTTCTCTTCGTTAGCCACGACAGCCACACCATTAGCGCGGCGTATCGCTTCGATCTCGTTGGCTTGCAGGGCAGTCAGCTTGTTCTTGCCCGCCTTGCACTCGATAGCCAGGAAATACCCGGATACACAGCACACGATGTCAGGCACACCGCTGCGGCCAAAGCCATGCGTAGCGGGGAAGAAGTAATACACCCCTTCAGCCTTCAGGATCGATACAACCTTGTCCTTAACGATTTTCTCTGGGGTTTTAGCCATCGGCTCGTTCTTTCCTTGCTGCGCGTAGTAGTTCCAGTCGATCTTCCAGCTTCTCTGTCTTGCGGATTACCTTCTGGAACATCTGCACGTTTCTATATTGCTCATAGGGTAGGCCAACCCAACGTCCGCGCATCAAAACTAACTCTTTGCCTCGGCCAGCTTCGTACAACGGGGGGCTAGTATATCTCCAATAGGGGGAGGTTACCCCGTAATGTCGTTCGGCAAGTCTAACCGCCACCTTACTGGAAAAGTCTATTATCTCATCCCACTCGGTGAGCGTCTTCTTGCTCATACGCACCGCCCGTTTATGCACACGGATTAACCAGCCGTTCGGTGCGCTGCGCCCTTCTGATAGCGAATATTTCCTATATCGCTGGTACAGTGCGCCTTTCATGATGACGGGTCTGCGTGGATGCTCTCGCATATCGTGGGGGACAATCTCACGGGTCAGGTCTGCCATCGTACGACAGCCATCCTTGGGGTAGTTCCGTGCAAAGGTGATGGGCGCTATCTCGCCGCACTCTCTCTGCGCTTTCTCCAAGATTTCCTCGTCCGTCCCGTGGTCAAGCACCTCACGCCATGAATGCAGTTTGTTTTTCCTGTATTCATAGTCCGCGATGGTGCCTTGCAGTTGACGAACGAGGTCATCAGGAAGTGCTGATAGATCAGTTAAACTCGACAGCATCTAGGCTCTGCCCGTTCAGCTTTGCCTTCGACAACGCCATCTTCACTTCGATGTTGATGGTGTTATAGATTTGCTGTGACAGGTTGGAGATGGACTTAGCCTTCTCGCTGTTGACCTTACCTGAAGCTACACCCTGCATCTGTTCGACGAGGAATGCGCGAAGTTCTCTTGTATTATTCATGTTGTTTGCTCCTTGTTATCGGTGAGTGCTTATCCCTCTGTCCTTAGACAGTGTCAACCTCTTTTTTATTCCGTGCTGCTACATATTCATCCAATACCTCTCGCATGGCGGTGCGCGGGTTCTCGAAGTGCTGGAAATACTCCAGGGTTTCTACTGGGATACGCATAGTGATGTGGGCCATAGCGTTGCTGGTCTTGGTGGTCTCGATCATTTAGGTTCTTCTTCCTTGGTGGTGATATCTACTAGGCGTTCGCCCAGCGCGATGCATAACTCTGTGTTGGGGTTGTATGTGGCTTCCTCGATCAGTTCCTCATCACTCGCCAAGCGGTAGTATGTGCGGTCTTTGCCTCCGATAATCATGCTGCTTTCTCCCTTTCTAATTGCATCCGTAGGTGATCTTTGTTGAACCCCCATAGACCTTGCGTCCTGCCATAGTCGGCACAGGCCTTGGCTAGTTCATGCTCAAGTGTCCGTAGTTCCTGTCTCATCTTGTCATACTTCCGCAGCTGTGCTGCTACTTCCCGTTTGGTTACCATTATCTCTTCCTTAATTTACTGGTGGTCGGTCGTTCATCACGCCCCGCACCTCAATCCCTGCATCTTCTAGGCTATGCACGATGTTTGATATGAACCATGCTTGTGTTGTTAGTGAGTCGATGATGCCCCGCATTGCTTCGGTCAGGCTCTCGATGGTCTCTTCTTCGTCAGGCATTCTCTAGTTCCCATTCATCGACGGCCTCTAATAGTTCTTTGCGGTTGGGTGCGTGTACGCACAGGCCATTGCTCTGCCACTGTCCATCCTCTGTCCATGCTTCATAGTCGGGATGGATAGCTATCCAGTCGAACGCACGGATGGGTGTTGGTGACGGGTCATGGCTTATGTCCCAGCGTTTATATTTCTCTTGTGCCATCGTTCATCCTTCATAGTCACGGGCTGAGTCGCGTAGGTAGTCGCCATAGTCGGCGTCTGCTGCAATCATATCGTCTGAGGCTCGGTCAAGCGCCTCATCATACAGTTCGCGATCCTCTGCCTCTGTGGTTTCCAGTTCAGCCCCATTGTGCCGCACCGACTGTAGCATCACCTCATCGTCATCGATGATGTATGCCACCTCTACCTCTAGGTCTTCGGTCTCCCGCGCAAGCAGGTAGTCGAAATAGAATGTATGCCGTCTGTTGTACCGCATGGTTTGCTCCTTATGCGAAGTAGATTGCTTTGGCCTCATCGACTGGCAGGTCGGCAAGGTATGTGTAGTGTGGGTGCTGCGCCTTGGCCTTTGCTAACATCACCTCGAACGTCAGCGGTTTCTTTACAGCTAGTTGCCAGATGCCTTGCGTGTCGGGCTTGGTAAACAGCACCTTGGCCTTCATTGCGCGGTTGAAGTCCTTATCGCGCAGCCATTGGTTGACTAGGTCACCGCACACCATCTCTAGGTTTTTCTTAAGGGTGTAACCCTCGTACTCGTATGGGTCGTATGTTTCCTTGATTTGGTTATTCAACCACTTGATGTCCTCATCGCTTTTGTTTTCGCTGTGGAAGTCATCACCACCCCCATGTCCTTGGTTGGACACAGTCCCCCACTTGACGCCATCGACGTACAGGGTTGCTTGGTAGCAGTGGGTCTCTTGTGATGCCCATGCCGTGTGCTTGATGTTCTTCAGTTCGATTACTGGTTTCTTAGTTAGTGTTGTGGTCATGTCGTTTGCCCCTTAGTTTTGCACTTGTTCGATGTGTGTTACGTTAACCCCGCGATTTTCAAGTTGCGCCAATGCGTCAGTCTCTGATGTTGCGTCCACATAGCATTCGTCCCATGCGGTCACGCCGCTCCCCGACTTGTTGTCTTCCTCGAAATAATATGTTGCCTTTGTCATGTCGTTTGCTCCTTGTGACACGATGTGTGACACGGGTTTGTTTATGTTGTCAACGAAGTTTTTTCCGCTTCGAGCATTTCTTCTTCAATCCATGCCATCGCTGTGCAGATGTCATCCCAGATGTGGTCGTACTCTTCGCTCTCAGGTAGGCACATCTCTCTGTACCCATGCAGCGCATCCCATATCGTCTCCAACCACGATGCCTTGTCGGCCCTTGTCAGTATCATTGTCTTAGTGAACATTGCTTGTGTCCTTATTCCGTTGGCTCCTCATCTCTACTATCCAGCAGTCGCGCCATCCTGTGCGGTACAGGCTCACCATCGCTGCCACCACATCAGGGTTCAAGCCCGGTATTTCCTGGATGCTCTCTAGGTGCTTGGCTTCTTCGGCCAGCATCTGTTTCTCGCTCTCTGCCCAATCTAACATCATTTCTCTCCCCGCATCGCTACTGCGTACTCAAAATCCTCGTCTGCCTGTACGACATCCCATCGTGTGATGAATGCATCTAGCCACACTGCGTTAGCCTTCCGTTTCTCTATCTGCGCCAACACATCCAACAGTACATCATCGCAAGATTCATACGCTAGGTCGTTTGCCTTGCAGTATGCACAGAGCAGGTCGCTCAGTTCGTCTGTGGTCTTTGCTTCAATGATATCTTCGGTCATGGCTTACCTTCCCTTCAATGTTGCGTGTATCGCCCAGATGGCGAAGATTCCCGCGCTGACAAAAAATATCTCTGCTAATGCGTGAATGACAGTTCCCATCATGATGCCCACCCCGCTGCTTCGATGGTGCATCCGCCTTCAATCAGTTCGATGCCCAGTTCCTCTACCTGTGTGTACGTCAGGTCGTGCAGGTCGTTCAGTTCCAGCGCCACCCAAGGCTTGATTGTGTCCCCGTTGGGCAGGGTGAACGCCCTGCTCCCAATCTCTCCGAATGACGGCCACTTTGTCCCCTCAGGGAATGTTAGTGTCGCTTCCAGTGTTACCTTCACCATCATGCTGCTGTCCCCTTGGTATATGTGATTATCATCGGGCCTTCTTTCCAACGGGTGTCCACTACGCGCCATTCCCGTGTGTCGGCCTCGCTCAATGCTCGCGCTGCTTCCATTGCATGGATGCTATATTCAAACTTGGCGGCTAGTCGCCAGCGATGGGTTTCTACGTCCCGCACCTCTAGGTGCACATCTAGTCCGGCCTCTGGTTTGATGAATGTTATTACATCGGTCATGCCTCTGCTCCCTTCATTGGCTCGATTGAGTAGATAGCGCCCTGTTCAGTGATGAAATCGGCTGCCGTGTAGTCTACGTCGGTGTCCTGTTCGAAATAGTAAATCTGATAGCGGCTATGCGCTGCATCGGTCGCGGCCTTGTACGATGGGTAGGTATCCACCACCTCGCGGCGCAACATCGTTGGATATGTGATTAACTGGTACATCATGTCGTTTGCTCCTTTGCCCCTTGCTCTGGTGTCCCCAGCATAGCTAGCGTGACACGCTTGTCAATAAATTTTTTACAATAGGTGGTTTTTTAACCGGGAATTCCCTGGCCTTCCTTCAGTATATCTGCACATTGCAGGATGCGTACTAGTTCCCGTGCCCATTGCGCTGCGTCGGTGTCCTTACCGCATTGCTTGTATGCAATGGCCTTGGCCATCGCTCGGCTTGCTTCGCTCCTATCAATCATGCCATGTCCCCTTCCAGATGGGCAAAAGTAAACGTATATTCATGGGCGATGTAGTCCATAAGCAGCCCAAGCCTCGCACCTGATAGGTTGTTGTCCCATTGTGCATCGGCGATGCAATCGAACCAGTGAGACGCAAAGCCCCCGTCTGTTATGCCACAAGCTTTTTGAATCATCGTGATTGCGTCGTTTAAATCGGTTTCGCCTAGGGCTGCCGTGATTGTCTCAAAGAACGTCATGCTGTCGCCCCTACTTTGATTGGTTCCCAGTCCGTGCCGTCGTGTTCAAGCACTGAATAAACGTCCTCGCGGTTGTATGCTTGCACATCATTTTCTGATAGCCGCAACGCCGCTAGTGTCTGCTCGACTAGGTAATTCCATACGGCATCTTCATCGATGGTCTCCCCGTTCAGTGTCCCGACAACCTCATAGTCGCAATCGTCCCCGCAACGCTGCCATGCGAACGTGATGTAGTTTGGATATTTACGCATTTTAGTTTCCCTTCATTTGCGCTTGCAGCGCCAAGATTATTGTTTCGTACTCTTGCGATATGTCGTAATAGTCTGTTGCTCGGCTCTCATGCCCCTTGCGGTCGGCATGGTATGCCTTTTCGAAATAGTCCCCTCTCGCATCATCCAACGCCGCAATGATGGTGTGCATCTGCATTGCTGTTAGCTCTACCTTATGCATCTCAGTTCCCTTCCCTTGGATATGTATCTGCCATTTGTGTTACATAGTGAATCGGTCGCTCATAGCGCCCTGTGCTGTCCCGTGTGATGGAAATATATCTGCCGCCAGCTGCTAGTGAACGGGTTTCGTCGTAATTGATGTTTAAACCTAGTGGCCACATTTCCAGCAGCCCTTCGCTGTCCAACGCATCGTTCAATGTCTCAAACCAGTTCTGCCCTGTCCGGTTTAGGTCTATGGCTTGTCCCTTCCACATCTCAATTGCTCCCCTTCAGCATGGCCTTTAGTTCGGCCTTGATTGCTCGCGCTGTCTCACCCTTCCACGATGTCGCGTTGGACAGGAAATAACGGACAACGGATTCTGCATCGTCATAGTAGTATTTGTCCCGCATGGTATCCAAATGGCGCATCGCATCCAGATATGGCACAGCACCGAAATATGGCTTGGCCCAATCGTTGGTGATATCGCGGTGAATAGTGTTGAGTGAACGTGTCATAATTTTAGTTTCCCTTCTCTGTTTGTGTGTCACAGTTTACCTTAGCGTGTCACAGTGTCAAGCGGTATTGTAATAAAAACGGGTGCTATGTAAAAAAACTGGATTTGGGAATTTTACAAAAGGAATCGGCATTGCGCCTAGGTTTTTTGGCTGTTTTTGTTGTATTGTATTAATGTAATATTGTAAAAATAAATTAAATGGAGCAGGCAAATTTTATACGCTCTCAGGGGAGAGCCTGCGAGCCTGCCCAAAAGATTTCATTTTCCCCATGCATTTTAAAAAACTGTTTACAATAGCCGTTTTTGTTTACATTGCTCGTAAACTATTGAAAAACAACGATAAATTAAACCGAAAAAATTTACATTGGTTTTTACATTAGCCCTTTTTTTATTACATTAGCCTTTTTTGTTTACATTGCATCGCGGCGATTGACGCGAAAACATATTCGTGATATTTGCAGAGTCTGCAAATATTGAACGGCACAAGAGATGACAGTTCCCGGAAGTCCCTGGATTTATTCCTCGCGCTCCCAACCATACTCCCGAAAGTCTCGAAACAGATTCCACCAATTGCGTTTAATCCAATGGTAACGCCATTGCGCTTGGCCTTTCGTTAGTCCTGCCCATTGCTCGGTCGGCTTGTCGTTTCCGTATCGGACGAAAGCGCGATAGGTTTTTGCTTGTGTCATCATGCTTCCCCTTAGTGTCGTGCAATCTGGATTGACGCTTTCGCTTTGCCGCTTGTCCCCATGCAAGCGCGGCATGTCGCGCAATCGGTTCGAGCGCCCTTTTCTTTTGATGCAGGACAGATTGCTTCAACGCCCTTGACGTTCTCAAATGGTTTGGCTGTCACCCGAAACGTTCGGTAACCTTTTGCATGGGCCTCTAACATATCGGCCAGCGAATCGGCACTTGCCATAACAAGCTTAGCCCAATCGGTTCCAGCCTTGCGCCATTGATGCGTGTATCCCGTCCAGCCAAGCGCTTTGCTTGCCATTGCCCGCCATAGTGCAATCGGTGCTGCATAAGGGTCACCATAGGAACCGAACCGAACCATTAGGCCGTCGCATAGGGCCGCCACTTCATCATGGCTAGCGACTGGATATATCCCGCGATGGAATCCGTTATAGACAGACAACGGCGCTTGAAACGTCTTGACGTAGCAAGGAACAAACTTGTCGCCCGTCGCTTCCACTTGCGCCCTAAGGGCTGGCCTGTGGATGCATTGCCCGCATATCGATTCATCATCACCCGATTTTACCGCTAAGTGTGGCGCGATATCCTGCCGGATAATCCACGTTTGTATCATGTCGCCTGTCTTGCCGTTATTGCTCTTACTCGCAAAGCCTGTGGCAATCACGACAATTGGCTTGCCGTCAATCGCGCTTGGCCCTTGATAAAGGATATAGCCGTTAGGTGTCTTTGACATGGTAAATCGCCTTATGAAAACTTGTTTAATTGCTTGATTGCTTGCGCGGCTAGGCCGTAGCTATCTGGCTGGCCTGTCAGGCCCAATATGTCCAACGCTCGTTCCATAGCCGCATCGGCTGGCAATGGCGGGAATTGACGCTTGCGGATTTCCAACGCTACCCGAACCAATACGGTCACAGTGTGCAATGATTTAGCTAATGGTTTCATGATTGATTATCCCCGATTAACATTTGGACCATGCGTTGGTCACTAGGGCTTAGCAGGATGCGAGCGAACGGATGCTTGCGGTCGTACTTTGCCAAGCGGTCTAATGCTTTCATGGGATTGTTAGTGTCCCGATATTCCAACACTTCTGCACAAGCAGCTTCTAGTAACTTTTGCATGGTATTAAATCCTTAAGCTTTCGTATCGTATCGTATCGAGAGACGCTGGTCGTTCACGGTTGCCGTAGCGATTGTGAAACAGTGTTTGTCGTTTCGATGTTTTTAAGAATAGGCTTTTCCGTGTCACAGTCAAATAGTTTTTTTACATTAGCCCAAAATAATTGGTAAATGACGGGTAAGTTATTGTTTTTATTAGTTTTTTATTTTGTTTCTGTGGAAAGCCTAGCCAACCCAAAGCGGATGACGCGCACGCGCTCGCGTCGCGCATCACGGGCACGACACGCGCATCGCACGCATACAGGCGCGATACGCGCAACACGCGACACACGCATCGCGCAGCCGAGCGGGGATATAAAATCACGCGGGGGCGTATAACGCGGGCGGGGGTCATCTCCAGGCGCGCCCAGGCGCGCACCCACCTACCCGCGACCCCCCTGTGTGACGTTGGGACTCCGCAGCTTCCATATACATAGTAATCTGCTCATTATACCACTCACCCTCAGGATCACCCCCCTATACAATGTCAAATCAAGACCCCCCACCCCATATATTTTTCTGCCAATCACCATCCGCTTAGCGCGCACTCAGAAACACCCCCTGTCATCGTCCCAAATCCAAGACCCCCCACCCCCTATTTTTTAAAAAATCCTGTCACTTGACATCCAAAGCTCCACGCTGTTACACGCACGCCTTCACTGCTTCCCTCAAACCGGATGCTGCACCACATGCCCGTTATAAAAGTCGAACCCACTAGGGATCACAAAGTCCCGTACAGCCTAGATGATGAGAAACCTAAGACACTCATCGAAGAGATAGAAGTCGCTGGCAGCACTGCCGAGCTTCAGGTGGAGATGGGTGCGCCGCTGGAACTGCCTAGTACCGCAGATCAAGAGAAACTTGCGAACCTCATCAAGGATGCCAAGCGCAACGCGGTAGGCAGAAACAACCTCAACCCAGCCCTGACAAAAACAAATACGGCATATGCCACTGCGTCATTCCTGCGTAACTATGGACAGATGCTTGCATTTGATGCGGCCCAAGCGCGTGCTGCAATTACCCATAAGCTGATGGAGATCGCCGACTGCGGCGACATTAAGTATGAGCTTAAAGCATTGGAATTGCTAGGAAAACACAGCGATATCGGGCTGTTCACTGAGCGCAGCGAGATAACTATAAATTATACCACGCCAGAAAGCCTTGAGAATGCAATCAAGGAGCGGATCAAACGCCTGCTAAATGCCGATGTCATCGACGTAACGCCTGTGGGTATGGACCTCGACGAGGAGCTAGGCGTGTACGTGCCACCCGGTGGCGCAGGGGGCGATGAGTATGGCGAGCTAGATGAGATGGAAGAAGCTCAACTGGCGGATATAGGTGACGAAGAATAATGTTGAAAATTGAACAGACCCTCACCTGCGACATTTGCGGCGTCGTGATAACAAACGACACGCAAATTGTTTATCCCGGAACCCAGATGTATAATATCGGGCGCGGCCCTGCGGGCGTGACGCAATGGAATGACGTATGCGGGGATTGCCATTACCCGCTGTTAAATGCTGTGTGGGCGCTCAAGACAGCTAAGGACGCCATCGAAGAGGTGGGCGAATGATTTACTGGCGCTACGAGACAGAGGAAATCCGCCAAGGGTTTAACTTCTACCCCCGCAATGACGGAGGTTCGGTCGGTTGCCAGATGATGTTTGGTCGTCTGCGCATCGAGGTTCGCTGGAGTAGGCGCACTAAGAAGCTGCGCATCGGATGGTGGCTGCGTACTTACGCCAAGCCCCCCGAGGAGTCAGCGGTGTACATCCCCGGATACACCGAGGAGCTTAAGAAGTTGTACGAGTCGAACCACTACAACAATCATTGGGGTAAGAAGTACGAAGACTGGAAGCGCGAAGATTAATGGCCTCTCCCTTCGAAAACATCTCCCTGAACGACATCCCGACGATACTGCCTGCCTTGTCCTTGGCAGAGCAAGAGCAGTTGTTGGCCGAGCTAGAGAAGTTAGAGAAGCTTAAGACACAAGACTTGGCGCGCAGGCGGTTCCTGAAGTTCGTAGAGCAGGTCTGGCCGACATTCATAGGGGGACGGCACCATGCAAAAATGGCAGATGCCTTCGAGCGCGTTGCTCGTGGTGAGCTTAAACGGCTCATTATTAACATGCCACCGCGACACACTAAGTCGGAGTTCGCCTCTTACCTGCTCCCTGCATGGTTCCTCGGACTCAATCCCCATAAAAAGGTCATTCAGGCGTCGCACACAGGTGAACTAGCTGTAGGCTTCGGTCGTAAAGTGCGTAACTTGGTGGATACAGAGGTGTACCACGAGACATTCCCCGATCTCGTGCTGGCTGCGGACAGTAAGGCGGCTGGTCGGTGGAATACGTCGAAAGGGGGTGATTACTTCGCTATCGGTGTGGGCGGTGCGGTGACCGGTAAGGGTGCTGACGTGCTCATCATCGATGACCCGCACTCGGAACAAGAAGCTGCTATCGCAGAAACTAACCCCGACATCTACGACAAGACCTACGAGTGGTATACCTCAGGGCCACGTCAGCGTCTCCAGCCAGGCGGTGCCATCATCATCGTGATGACGCGGTGGTCGAAGCGTGACCTGACAGGGCAGATACTCAAGGATGCGGCTGCTAATGACAGCCTCGATGAGTGGGAAGTCATTGAATTTCCAGCGATTTTACCTTCAGGCGCTCCGCTGTGGCCTGAGTTCTGGCAGATCGAAGAACTTGAGAAAGTTAAGCGCGACGTCCCGAACAGTAAGTGGATGGCGCAGTATCAGCAGAACCCCATCTCGGAAAGCGCAGCCATCGTCAAGCGCGAGTGGTGGATGGAATGGGAGAGTGACAACCCGCCTGCTTGCGACTTTATCCTGCAGGTATGGGATACGGCGTTCGAGAAGACCAGCCGAGCCGACTACAGTGCATGCACTACATGGGGTGTGTTCTACCACCCAGACGACAATGGCATCACACAGGCTAATATCATCCTCCTGAATGCCTTCCGAGACCGCATGGAGTTCCCAGAGCTTAAGCGTGTGGCTGTCGAAGAATATAAAGAGTGGCAACCAGACGGCGTCATCATTGAAAAGAAGGCATCAGGTGCGCCGCTCATCTACGAGATGCGGGCCATGGGCATACCGGTGCAAGAATTTACCCCCACGCGGGGTAATGACAAGATTAGCCGGTTGAACGGCGTCGCAGACATATTTGCCTCTGGGCGGGTATGGGCACCAGCAACGCGCTGGGCGGAAGAAGTGATCGACGAAGTGGCTGAATTTCCTGCCGGAGCTAACGATGACTATGTCGATACGGTGTCTATGGCCCTGCATAGGTTCAGGCGTGGTGGTTATGTGACTACGAACCTAGACGAGCCGGAAGATATCGTGTACTTTAGGTCAAATCGCAATCAGGGGTATTACTAATGGTCAAGGCTTTATTTCCTATCGGTAAGACACAATGGTCGAAATGGTCGGATGACCAGCGTACGGCCTTCAACGAAGCACGCGCAGAGGGCATAGAATACGCCGATGCTGTAGCAGGCGCGAACCAGACGCAGACTAAAAAGAAAAAGAACGTGTTCGACCTCATCGGAGACGTAGCGGAAACCGCAGTTCGCGTAGGCGAAGTGGCGGCATCTGTTTCTCCAGCACTCACAGTGGCTAAAACCTTAGCTAAGAAAGTTAAGTAAATGGACATCGATAAGTCGCTCAACCAAGCCCCGCTGGGGATGTCTCCGATGATGGAGATGGACGAGGGTCCTGACATCGAGATCGAGATCGAAGACCCTGAGAGTGTCCGTATTGGCATGGATGGGTTTGAGATCGAGATCGATCCGAGCGAGGATGAGGGCGACTTTAACGATAACCTAGCCGAAGATATGGATGAAGGCGTGCTCGCAGAGCTTGCTGGCGACCTGATCGGCGAGTTTAATGAAGATATTAGCAGCCGCAAGGACTGGATACAGACTTATGTAGACGGCCTCGAACTGCTCGGTATGAAGGTCGAAGACCGCACAGAACCTTGGCCCGGAGCCTGTGGTGTGCATCACCCACTGCTGTCCGAGGCTGTCGTCAAGTTCCAAGCCGAGACTATGAGCGAGACATTCCCAGCCCAAGGGCCGGTGCGTACGCAGATTATCGGTAAAGAGACTAACGAGAAGAAGGACGCCGCTGCACGCGTCCAAGAAGACATGAATTATCAGTTGACCGATGTGATGGTCGAATATCGCCCTGAGCATGAGCGCATGTTGTGGGGGTTGGGCCTTGCAGGTAACGCATTCAAGAAGGTGTATTTCGACCCGTCACTCGGTCGTCAAGTCTCCATGTACGTTGCTGCAGAAGATGTAGTCGTACCTTATGGCGCGTCCAGCTTGGAAGTCGCTGAACGCGTCACCCATGTGATGCGGAAGACCCCGAACGAGCTTAAAAAGCTCCAAGCTTCGGGTTTTTACCGTGATGTAGACCTACCAGACCCCGTCAATTCGATGGATGAGGTCGAGCAGAAGATTTCGGAGCAACTTGGCTTCCGTGCAGAGACCGATGACCGGTATAAACTACTGGAAATGCACGTGGATTTGGTCATTGAAGACGATGAATACCGCTCCGAGGACGAGAATGACCTCGAAATCGCGCTTCCGTACGTCATTACCATAGATAAAGAGACCGAAACGGTCCTATCCATCCGTCGTAACTGGAACCCCGATGACAAGAAAAAGCTTAAGCGCAACCACTTCGTACATTATTCGTACGTTCCGGGCTTTGGCTTCTACGCTTTTGGCCTTATTCACCTTATTGGTGCTTTTGCTAAGTCTGGTACCAGCCTTATTCGTCAGCTTGTCGATGCTGGTACTCTATCTAATCTACCGGGTGGATTCAAAACTAAGGGCTTGCGCGTCAAGGGTGACGACACCCCGATAAGCCCTGCGGAATGGCGCGATGTGGACGTAGCGTCGGGTACGATGCGCGACAATATCATGCCGCTGCCGTATAAAGAGCCAAGCCAAGTGCTCTACAGCCTCCTTGGGACCATCGTAGACGAAGGTCGTCGCTTCGCGGGTATGGCGGACATGAAGGTGTCTGACATGTCTGCACAGGCTCCTGTGGGTACCACGCTGGCTATTCTTGAGCGTACGTTGAAGATGATGAGTGCCGTGCAGGCACGCGTCCACTACGCGATGAAGCGCGAGTTCCAGCTTCTTAAGGGTATCATCCGCGATTATACGCCAGAAACGTATAGCTTTGAGCCAGAAGAAGGCAGTCGTCGGGCTAAGAAGTCTGACTATGACAATGTCGATGTTATCCCAGTATCTGATCCCAACGCTGCGACAATGGCGCAGAAAATTGTGCAGTATCAGGCAGTTATTCAGTTGGCTCAAGGCGCGCCGCAAATCTACGACTTGCCCTATCTACACCGCCAGATGCTTGAGGTGCTAGGTATCAAGAACGCTAACAAACTCGTACCGCTCAAAGACGGTGACGACATGAAGCCGCGTGACCCTGTGTCTGAGAATATGGATGTCCTGAACGGTAAGCCGGTCAAGGCGTTCCTCTACCAAGATCATCAGGCCCACATCGCAGTCCACACGGCTGCTATGCAAGACCCCAAGATTATGGAGCTTATGGGTCAGAACCCGAACGCGCAGGCAATGATGGCATCTATGCAGTCCCACATCGCTGAACACCTTGCGTTCGAGTACCGCAAGCAGGTCGAAGAACAGGCCGGTGTACCACTGCCTCCGCCAAACGCTGAGATGGATGAAGATACTGAGTTGGCAGTTTCCCGTCTGGCGGCACAAGCAGCACAACAACTGCTACAGAAGAACCAAGTGGAAGCCCAACAACAGAAGAACCAACAGATGCAGCAGGACCCAATCGTCCAGATGCAGCAACAGGAACTTCAGATCAAACAGGGTGAGCTTCAGATCAAGCAGGGCGAACTCGAACTCAAGAAGCAAAGGCTACAGGTTGATGCGGCTGATAAGAGTGACCGCCTCGAACTTGAGCAAATGCGCATCCAGTCACAAGAAGAGATAGCTGGCCTAAACGTCGGCGCAAAACTTGCCACTTCCAAGGGTCAATTGGAAGCTAAGCAGGAAGCAGAAGGTCTTCGTATGGGTATCGAAGTTGCCCGCGAAGCCATGCAAAGTGAACAACCCGTTCCCAACCAAGCAATGCCTAAGGAGAATGAATGACACATGAGTTACTGATGCACCTGTCAAAAAAGGTGCAGGAGGAGATCGACTTACTTAGCGTCGATCTCGCCCGTGGTACCGCAAAGGACCATGGGGAATACAAATATGCCTGCGGAATTATTCGCGGGCTTATGATTACAAACGGTTTCATTGCTGAAGCCGCACAAAGAATGGAACAAGACGATGACTGATATTGTTGGGGTCACCACCCCCTCGTTAGTGGGCCTTAACGGCAAACCCATTGTGGCAGCAGACAAAGAACCCGAAGTTCCGGTAGAAGACCGTGCAAAGCAGCTTCCCGACCCATCAGGCTATCGCATTCTGTGCGCTCTCCCTGAAGTCGAAGAGAAGACCGCTGGCGGTATCTTCAAGGCCGACTCGACCAAGCAGTATGAAGAACTCACCACCCCAGTGCTTATGGTGCTGAAGATGGGTCCAGATTGCTACAAGGACGAGAAACGCTTCCCGTCTGGCCCATGGTGCCAAGAAGGTGACTTCATCCTTACCCGCCCAATGGCAGGTAGCCGTGTGAAAATTCACGGTCGTGAGTTCCGCCTAATCAACGACGACAGCGTAGAAGGTGTTGTTGAAGACCCTCGGGGCATTTCCCGCGCTTAACGGACGTAACCCGTACAAAGGAGAAGTAAAATGAGTATGCAGAATGATGACGACTTCGAGGATTTTTCCTACGAAGTCGAAGACGAAACCCCCGTTTCTGAGGCTGATAAGCCGGAAATTGAAATTGAAGATGATACCCCTGAAGCAGATCGTGGCCGTGAGCCAATGCCGAAGGAACTTGTTGAAGAGTTAGAAGCCGACGAGCTTGAAGACTATTCTGACAAGGTAAAGACCCGTCTGAAACAGATGAAGAAAGTCTGGCACGACGAACGCCGTGAAAAAGAACGCGAGATGCGCGAAAAGGCAGAAGCTCTTTCTGTTGCACAACGCGTTCTCGAAGAGAACCGTAGGTTGAAGAGCACGCTTGCACAGGGCGAACAGTCCTTGATGGGTAGCTATAAGCAAACTGCGGAGTTTGAGCTAAGTGAAGCGCGTCGGGAATACCGTGATGCTTATGAAGCTGGTGATACTGACCGCGTTATTGAAGCTCAAGAAAAGCTAAACAAAGCGTCGTATAAGATACAACAACTTGAAAATTATGTCCCTACTTTACAGGAGGAATATAACGAGGTAGAAATACCTCAACAGCAGGTGCAAATTCCGACGCCTGACCCTAAAACTATGGCGTGGCAAGAGCGCAATACGTGGTGGGGCACAGACCCGGAAATGACTGCATCTGCTCTTGGGCTTCACCAGAGGCTCATAAATGAACGTGGCCCGCAATTTGCAGGCACCGACGAATATTGGGGCGTCATAGACAAAACTATGCGTCGTCGCTTCTCCGAGTACTTCGGAGATGAAATGGATAATGGTGATACCAGACCCGCTGCACGCGAACAAAAAGCGTCATCGGTCGTCGCTCCAGCCTCACGAACACGGTCCCCCAAAAAGATTGTGTTGAAGCAGTCCCAATTGGCAATCGCAAAACGTCTAGGTTTAACGCCTGAACAGTATGCCCGTGAACTAATGAAGATGGAGAAATAAGATGACTAATGTAGCTGACAACAGGGCAACCGCAGAACGCGCCCCTCGCGAAACTCGTGCAGACGCTGAACGTCCAAAAGTATGGCAACCGGCATCGACCCTGCCAGAACCGGACAAAGAAGCAGGTTATGCGTATCGTTGGATACGTGTAGCATCAATGGGCCAGAATGACCCTCGCAATATCTCGTCCAAACTACGAGAAGGTTGGGAGCCGGTTAGCATCAAGGAACAACCTCAGTTCCAGATGTTGGTAGACCCTGACAGCCGTTTCAAAGACAACATCGAAGTCGCAGGACTGTTGTTGTGCAAGGCACCAGAAGAACTGATGCGCCAGCGTAAGGAATACTTCGCTAGCAAAAACCAGTCTCAGATGGACTCCGTGGACAATAACTTCATGCGTGAGAACGACGCTCGTATGCCACTCTTTAGGGAAAAACGGTCTACGACGTCATTTGGCAAAGGCAAATAGCTAAAGGAGCTATAAAATGGCATACCCTTCTGTTACCAGCCCTTACGGGCTAATCCCAATCAACTTGATTGGCGGACAGGTTTTTGCTGGTGCTACTCGTCAACTTCCAATCGCAACCAACTCTTCGACTGCCATTTTCTATGGTGACGTCGTTAAGTTGCTCGCAGGCGGTACTGTTGGCAAGGACACTGGTACAGACGCTGCAACCCCAGTCGGTGTTTTCCTCGGTTGTACCTATACGGACCCAACCTTTGGTCTGACATTCCGTCAGTACTACCCCGGCACCACGAACATCAGTGACGTCACAGCGTACATTCAGGAAGACCCTGATGCGTTGTTCAAGGTCGCTGTATGCGCTGGTACCAACTCGAACACTGTCAGCTATGTAACACAGGCTGCTGTTGGTTCGAACCTCAAGCTCGCTAACGGTGCGAACAACGTAGGTTCAACTTCGAACGGTAACTCTAAGGTCGGTGTAGACTCGACCGAAGGTACTACTTCGACGTGGCCAATCCGCGTTGTGGACGTTGTTCCTGAGACCGCTATTGCAGGTAACCCCGGTTCTTACACCGAAGTTATCGTCAAGTGGAACCAAGGCACCCACAGCTACCTCAACCCAACCGGTCTGGCATAAGGAGACTGAACAATGGCAATTTCACGCGCACAACTTCTTAAAGAACTGTTGCCCGGACTGAACGCTTTGTTCGGCCTCGAGTATGCACGTTACGGCGAAGAGCACAAAGAAATCTACGAAACTGAAACTTCCGAGCGTTCGTTCGAAGAAGAAACAAAGCTTTCTGGTTTCTCGGCTGCTCCAGTCAAGAACGAAGGTTCGGCCATCGCGTACGACAACGCACAGGAAGTCTTCACTGCTCGCTACAACCATGAAACGATTGCCCTCGGGTTCTCGCTCACGGAAGAAGCGATTGAAGATAACTTGTACGACTCCTTGTCGTCGCGTTACACGAAGGCACTGGCTCGCGCCATGGCCTACACCAAGCAAACTAAGGCTGCTGCAGTCTTGAACAACGGCTTCGACACCGACTACACTGGCGGTGACGGTCAACCATTGTTCTCGGCTTCGCACCCATTGGTTTCTGGTGGCACGAACTCGAACATCCCAAGCACTCCTGCTGATTTGAACGAAACGTCGCTTGAAGCGGCTGTAATTCAGATCGCAGCGTGGACGGATGAACGTGGCCTGCTCATCGCGGCTAAACCGCGTAAGCTTGTCGTACCGCCAAGCCTGATGTTTGTTGCTACTCGCTTGCTCGAAACCGAACTTCGCGTTTCGACTGCAGACAACGACATCAACGCACTGAAGTCGAACGGCTCGATCCCAGAAGGTTACGCCGTAAACCACTTCTTGACCGACACTGACGCGTGGTTCTTGACCACCGACGTGCCAAACGGTCTGAAGCACTTTGTTCGTACGCCAATGGCGACGGGCATGGACGGTGACTTCGATACTGGTAACGTACGTTACAAGGCTCGTGAGCGTTATTCGTTCGGCTGGTCAGACCCTCTGGGTATGTACGGCAGCGAAGGCGCAGCCTAATAGTTTCCCCGAGAGCGTAGCTCAAGGGAACGGGGGGAAGGGAGGAGAGAAATCTCTTCCCTTCTTTTTTGTTTGTGCTATATCTACGGCACTAGGGATATTATTCGTACCGACCGGCCCAGCGGACTTAGTAGAGACGGTACGTACGAGTGCTACTACACAGGAGATAAATCATGGCTAATACCACATTTAACGGTCCAGTTCGTTCTGAGAACGGCTTCCAGACAATTTCAATCAACGCCACGACCGGCGCTGTAACCGTAACTGGTACATTTGGCGCAGCTACTTCGGTAACTTCTTTGGCCGCTACAGGCACTGTTACTACTCTTAGCGGTTCAGCCCTCACGGCTGGCGGCGCTGCTGCTTTCATCGGCACCAATACTGCTGCTGGCATGGGCGTATACATGGGTTCAGGCGCTCCGACGATTGCTGCAGCTAAGGGTTCGCTCTACCTGCGTAGCGATGGTTCGGGTACTGGTGACCGTGCGTACATCAATACGAACGGCTCGACCACTTGGACTGCGCTCACAACCGCTGCTTAATCGGTAACAACCTCTAAGAAGGAGAATACTGATGGGTATGCAATATGATGTCAAATCTATCCACATTGCCACCAGTGGGTTGGCGGTAGGGTATCGCACACGTCTCAAGGGGGCGGTTATCTCCCCCCTCGTTACCGCTACACGGTACACAGTGTTTGCCGATGACGTATCGGTAACCGGCACATATGCTCGGTCCACCACTACGGCTACGATAACTGCGGTTAATCACGGTCTCTCGACTGGGCAGTGGGCGTATCTTGATTGGGATTTAGGGGATGACCCATACCTAGTCACTGTAACAGGTACAGACACCTTCACTGTGGCTGTACCTAATACCGGTGGCGCTAGCGGTGCTGTTGTTGTGTGGCCTCGGGTATTGCTTCAAGCGGACTCACAGAACGCTACGGCATACAGCATTGTTATCCCCGGCGAAGGTATATTGGCAGAAACCGGTATTCGGGCATTTACTGATGCTAACGTCCATGCCACCATCTTCTACGGGTGATATATGCAACAGGAACAAAGCTACGACTTAGCTGGTAAGAGCGTCTTCATCGCTCTTCCAGCGTACGACTTCAAGGTATCCTTGAAGCTAGCTGTTTCTCTTGCTCGTTTTGCTCAGCAGGCTGCGGCACACGGAATTGAACTTCACATCGGCAGCATATGCGGGTGTTCGGTTGTTTCTCGTGCACGCAACCTGCTGGCGCAAGACCTGCTAGAGTCAAAGTGCGACTACCTAATGTTCATCGACTCGGACATTAACTTCGAGCCGGAAGATGTGTTCCGCCTTATGGCGTGGGGCACCGACCCTAAGAAGGGTATTGTAGCTGCGGTTCCCCGTACGCGCAGCGAAACCAAAAATTATATCGCTACTCTCGACCACGACGAGAACAACCAACTCACCATGAACCAGATGGGTCTGGTTCGTGCGAAGCGCGTAGCTACAGCATTTATGCTGGTGCGCCGCGAAGTGTTTGAGCAGATGTCGGAAGCCCACCCAGAGTGGAGCTACTACGACACGCGGTCTGACCGCATGCTAAACGCCATGTTCGATTTCCTTGTTACCGACGAAGGTTATATCGGAGAAGATTTCCTCTTCTGCGACCGTGCACGGGAACTTGGCTTTGAAGTGTGGGTAGACCCCACAATCACACTGGGCCACATGGGCGTACAGGAATATATCGGCAACTACGGCGACGATATTCTCTACCCGATGGTTGTCCCCGCACAGAAGGATGCAGCATGATGGATAAGGCAGACCTTAAGCAGGACAAGGCTATGATCGCCTCAGCCGTGCATAAGCACGAGCGCAACATGCACAAGGGTAAGACCCCGACTAAGCTTGCCGCTGGCGGTTCCGCCTCGAAGCGTGCCGACGGCTGCGCGACCAAGGGCAAAACCAAGGGTAAGTTTGTCTAATGGCTAAGACGCCCGCATGGCAACGCAAAGAAGGCAAAGCGAAGTCTGGCGGGCTGAACGCCAAGGGTCGTGCGTCTTACAACAAAGCCAATCCGGGTAAGCCGGGGCTTAAGGCTCCGCAGCCTGAAGGTGGTCCGCGTAAGAAGTCATTCTGTGCTCGGATGTCTGGGATGAAGAAGAAGCTGACCAGCAAGAAGACCGCGAACGACCCCAACAGCCGCATCAACAAAAGCCTCAGGGCTTGGAAGTGCTGACATGGAAATGATGCTCTGGAACATCGCACTTAGCATCGTGGTGGCGGTAATGGGCTTCTTCCTTAGGGGGAAGATCGACGAGTTGGATCGTCTCGGCATCCTGCTCAATAAGACCCGCGAAGAAGTGGCGCGTGAACATGTCACTCGCGCTGAAGTTAATGTAATGGTCGATAGGCTTGGTGACCGGTTTGATCGGGCCTTCGAACGCCTCGAAGCTAAAGTTGAAGAGATAGGAAGGACAAAGTCATGATGGATAAGAAGAAAACACCAAAAACGCCAACAAACACGCCGAAAACGCCGAAAGAACCAATCACTGGCGGTGCAAACACCGTGCCGTTGACCCCAGAGCGTAAAGAGTTCCTTAAGGAATTGGCGAAGCGCAACGCTACGCCAGGTATGGCGAAAGGTGGAAAGATGGCACCTAAGTTCGGCGCTGCAATGAAGAAGAAGTCGGCTGATACCAAGGGCCGTGCAATGGTCAAGAAGGCTGGCGGCGGCAAATGCTACGCTTCAGGCGGTCTTGTTGGTGGTCACAAATCTGCTGACGGTATTGCCAAGAAGGGCAAGACTAAAGGTAAAATGGTCTGATGCGCGCTTGTCGGGGTATGGGGGCTATAAACCCTTCTAAAATGCCGGGGGCGAAGACAATTCGTCGGAAGGATAACCCCGACGAAGTGACCATGTACGCCAAAGGCGGGAAGCTCGACATTTCGAAGGCTATCAAGAAGCCGGGTGCACTGCGCTCGGCTCTTGGTGCCAAGAAGGGCAAGCCAATCCCAGCAGGTAAACTTGCTAAGGCCGCTAAGGCTCCAGGTAAGTTAGGCCAACGTGCACGGTTTGCGCAGATGCTGAAGGGCTTTAAGAAGAAGTAATGGCTCGGTCGGACGAACCTAAATGGAAGCGCATCGTTGCCAGCGTAAAGGCTGGCACGAAGGGTGGAAACGCAGGTCAATGGTCCGCCCGAAAAGCCCAGCTTGCGACCCAGCGGTATAAGAAGTCTGGCGGCAGTTATAGTGGCCCAAAGACAGAAGCGCAGAAATCTCTGTCCAAATGGACCAAGGAAGACTGGGGAACCAAGTCGGGCAAGCCGTCTACTCAAGGGTCGAAAGCCACGGGTGAGCGCTACTTACCTAAGAAAGCACGTGAGGCTTTGAGTTCGCAGGAATACTCTGCTACAAGTAAGGCGAAACGCGCAGGTATTAAGGCTGGCAAACAGTTTGTTAAGCAGCCGAAGGCCATAGCGAAGAAGGCGGCGAAATACAGATGACTACCTCGGGCACCAGCACATTTAACCTCAACCTCAACGACTTAGTCGAAGAGGCTTTTGAGCGTTGCGGTGCAGAACTCCGCACGGGTTATGACTTACGTACTGCGCGCCGTAGCTTGAACCTGCTCACTATTGAGTGGGCCAATCGCGGTATTAACCTGTGGACCATCGAGCAGGGGTCAATCCCCATGGTGCAGGGGCAGATTGTTTACGATTTACCCGTCGATACCATCGACTTGCTTGAGCATGTCGTGCGCACCCAGACTGGGGAGCAGCAGACCGACATCACAATTAACCGTATCAGCGTCGATACGTACTCGACAATTCCGAACAAGAACGCTCAAGGGCGTCCTATTCAGGTATGGATTAACCGCCAGTCAGGTGCGACCTATCCGGCAGGTGGACGGCCTGCGGGCACTAACTCGACTACGGGTGTCGATCACCCGTCGATTAACGTCTGGCCAGCCCCAGACCAAGATAACTTCTATACCTTTGTCTACTGGCGCTTGCGCCGATTACAGGATGCTGGTGATGGTGTTACTACGCAAGATATACCGTTTAGGTTCATCCCTTGTATGGTGGCTGGTCTCGCGTATCACCTATCCTTGAAAATCCCCGGTGCACTTGAGCGTTCTGTTGGGTTGAAGATGCAGTACGAAGAACTCTGGCAGCAGGCTGCTGATGAGGACCGCGAGAAGGCACCATTACGCCTTGCGCCTCGTCAGTATTTCCGGTGACGTGTGCCTAATCGGTTTGCATCTGGTAAGTGGGCAATCGCCCAGTGCGACCGTTGTAACTTCCGCTATAAGCTGAAGGAACTCAAGCGGCTCGTCATTAAGACCAAGAACGTCAACATTCTGGTGTGCCCTACGTGTTGGGAACCTGATCAGCCGCAGTTGCAGCTTGGTATGTATCCTGTGGATGACCCACAAGCTCTGCGCAATCCACGCCCAGACAACAGCTACTACCAAGCGGGTCTCAACCCGAACAACAACCCAAGTGACGGTAGTCGCATAATTCAGTGGGGGTGGAACCCTGTTGGGTTAGATAATCCTTTGGGTTTATTTGGTCTCCCAAATACGCTATTAGGTAGTGGTCAAGTAGGGACCGTAACAATCGAGACGGAGAATTAAAATGGCTAAAGGTGGCAAGACAAATACGCAGATGCTAAAAATGGGCCGTAATCTGGCGAAGATTGCGAACCAGAAGAGCGGCAGCAAGCCCAAGAAAGACATGGGGAAGGTCAATAAAAATGGCTGAATATAAGCAACCAAAGCAGGTGCCGATTGTGAAGAACAATTCAGGTTACCCTAACAACATTGCTAACACTCAGACTGTGAAGACTCGCGGTACGGGTGCGGCAACTAAGGGCACGCATAGCAGCAAGAAGTTGGCATAATGAACTACGCTGAACTGTTCGAGACAATCAAAGGGTACGTCGAAAACGACTTCCCCAACACCTCATGGACCGGCTCTGACGGCTCCAGCACGGTGACGTTGACGTCTACCGAACAGATCAACACGTTTATCGAACAGGCTGAGCAGCGCATCTTTAACACGGTGCAGCTGCTTGACCTACGTAAGAACGTGACGGGTAACATGACGTCAGGCAACAAGTACCTCGCAGTGCCTTCAGACTGGCTGGCTAACTTCTCTATGGCGGTTATCGACGATACTGGGCGTTATGAGTATCTACTCAATAAGGACGTCAGCTTCATCCGACAGTCGTTCCCTAACCCATCAAGCACGGGTATCCCCACGCACTACGCCTATTTTGACGAGAACTCATACATTCTGGGGCCAACGCCAGACGCGAACTATGCAGTCGAACTGCACTACTTCTACTACCCAGAGTCCATCGTAACTGCTGGGACGTCGTGGCTGGGTGATAACTTCGATAGCGCGCTGCTTTATGGTTCGCTCATTGAAGCGTATGTCTTTATGAAGGGCGAGCAGGACGTCAACGCTGAGTATCAGAAACGGTACGACAACGCGATGGCGATGCTCAAGCAACTTGGCGAAGGTAAGAACCGCCAAGATATGTACCGGACGCCACAAGTGCGTTATCCGGTTTCGTAGGAGATATAGATGTTTGACCCCGTTTCAGGCACTATTGGCAACGTCATGGTTATGGCGACCCAAGGACGTGGCTTCACGCCGGAAGAAGTTGCCGAGCGTGCGTTGGATAAGATTATCTATGTCGGCAGCAACGCACATCCTGCTATCCGTGACCAAGCTGAAGCCTTCAAAGACAGTATCCGTGGAGTGCTCGTGCATTATATGTACGAAGCTGTGCGGTCGCATAACGTAACTCTGGTAAACAAATTTAAACAGGCGGGGTATCCAGAGCTTACCTCGATACTTGATACATAAGGAGGCCACGAAATGGCAATTACTCAAGCAATGACCACGTCGTTTAAGGCCGAGCTTATGTTGGCTGTGCACGACTTCCGCGTAGGCGGCGATACTTTTAAGTTGGCGATGTACACCTCGTCGGCTACGATTGACGCCAACACCGCCACATACACTTCGTCTAACGAAGTAACCGGCACAAACTACACCGCTGGTGGTGGTACGTTGACTAACCTTGGTGTTGTTACATCAACCAACAACGCGTCCACAGGTACGGGTTTCACGGACTTTGCTGACCTGACCTTCGCTAACGCAACCATTACGGCTCGTGGCGCTTTGATCTATAACACAACGCCTTCAGCTAACTCGAACGCGAACACTACGATATCCAACGCTTCTGTTGCTGTATTGGACTTTGGTTCGGATAAGACTTCAACGGACGGTGATTTCACCATCATCTTCCCAACGGCCACTAACACCACCGCTATCATCAGGATTGCATAATGGCACTTACCCTTGCGGATCGCGTACAGGAAACGACTACTACCACAGGAACCGGCACGGTAACACTTGCTGGGGCTGTTGCTGGCTATCAATCGTTTTCGACTATCGGCAATGGTAACACCACATACTACACAATCACCAGCGACACAGCGTGGGAAGTCGGGATAGGCACCTACACATCGTCGGGGACTACGCTCTCCCGTGATACCGTGCTGTCATCTAGCGACGGTGGGTCTAAAATCTCGCTTACTGGCCTATCTAACGTATTCGTCACTTACCCGGCTGAGCGCGCTATAACTGAGGGTTACGGAACACTACCTGTTGCAAATGGTGGTACTGGGGCAACTGTGGCGTCTACGGCACGGACTAACCTCAGCGCAGCGGCTTCAGGTGCCAACACCGACATTACGTCCATTGCGCTGACCACGGGCACGGTCAGCACGGCACCAGCCAGCAACACTGACATCGCCAACAAACAGTACGTCGATACAGTAGCCTCAAGCGGTATTCACTTCCACCAGCCGGTGCGGGTCGAAAGCCCCATCAATCTGAACGCGACATACAACAACGGCACCGCCGGGGTCGGCGCTACCCTGACTAATGCTGGCACTCAAGCGGCGCTAGTTATCGACGGCGTGACGGTTAGCGTCGCTGACCGCGTCCTTGTTTATGAGCAGACCGATGAGACCCAGAACGGCATCTATG